AGTGGAGTCATAGTTCACCCTTTGCAGGGTGAACAAAAAAGAAAGCGTCATCACGATGAGCTTCGCCATCTCCAACCCGGGTGCTTATTAGGAAGCAGAGCGCCTTCTCTCCCCATACACTACCGTCACTTGTATTCGCTCGGAAGCCAATATAATCTAGTGGAGTTTGATTATATCAACTAGCGGGTTGCTTTTTCTCAGTGCCCGCATTCTTTTAATGCCATAACGTTGTTTGCATCTTGCCGACTGCATTCCAGAATCTAACGCCGCGTTTAACGGAGCCTCAAGGAAACCGATATAGTCCTCGGTGGGGCGGTGCAGTGCCTATGTATGTGCCTTAAAAAAGGTTTAAATTTGATGCCAGGGAGATTTTGATTAGCCGTGTAAGCCGGGATGCCATGTTGTATTGTTAGTTATAATGCCTTGAGTGCTTCTTTTAATATTTGTGAGCCGCCTACTCTAACGTTAATAATTCCGTTGTAATATTCGTCGGTTTCTAAAACTTTACGCTCAAATTGTTCTCTAGCTTCTAAATAACTGGCTACGCCTCTGCTAGGACAAAAATAAAGTATTTCCCTAGTAAAGTTATTGGGTCCTAGCTTTGCTACATCTTCTAGCAAGTTGTCGCTACTGCCCCAATACTCTCGCCAATCACTTTCTACTGTGCTTCTACGCTTGTTCTTCTTGCCCTTTAGTGGCGGGCGAGTCTTTTTAAACTTGGCTAACTTTTTACCCACATACTTTCGATTGTTGGTTAAGTTAGTAATCAAGTATACAAACGCTTCAGTACCTTCCGGTAATTCGTTTACTGTTTGACCTTCATGTGTCCATTGCATGCTCTATTTACTTGAGCAAGCGTTGTTTAACAGTTATTTAGAATAAAATAAGTCTCTAGGATCAAAATCAATCCTAGGTGGCTCTTCCGACCATACAATTGGTCGGCTATAGCGTTTGTGAGTTGCAAACGGCAAGTGTTCGTACTCTACTAACTCGCAGTTTAATGTTTTATAATAATTTGCTAACTCATTATATCCACTACGCAGATGATTAATGCAGTGATCATAAAAGTTTAAATCTAACTCAATTTCAGACACTGGTTGCGGTTCGCCGCTCCATATGTTAGTTGTGTGTGCTAGGTAATAACTTTTACACTGTTCGTTAAAATCAGAACGTATGAGTATATAAATCTTAGATGAAAGTTTTATTAGCTCTTTCTCAATTAGATTAGCTCGTTTGAATAACGGTCGTATATTTCTAATGTGCCACGGGAAACACTTGACCACTGAATTGTTATTTTGTTTAACATATTCTAGTTTCTGGATTTGCCTGTCAACATCTAGTTCTGGATCACCAAAGTACTCGTCTAAATTATCGTACGAATATTGTTCAGCAACATGATTGCAAAACCATGTGCTGCCAGTTCTAGGTGTTGTTAAAACTAAAATCATTCCACGTATTCAGTGTCAGTGTTGTAGCTGGTAAAGCCGCCTTCCTTGATAACTGTTAGAACATTATTCACACGCCCTACCAGTTCTTCTTTGTGGCTGATCAAGAAAATGTTCTTGCCATTTTCTCTGTTCATCTTCTTGAGAATTGCAAGACTGTTTTCTACACCCATTGTGTCCATGCCCGAATCAATAAGTTCGTCGATGCACATTAGGTTCATGGGTTGATTTAGACTTTCGTAAATGTCACGGAAAGCCCAGCTTAGACTTAGAATCAATCTGTTACGTTCACCTCGACTTAGATTGTCAAAGTCTAGGTCTCTGCCGTACTCGGTAATTTCAACTGTTAAGTCACTGTTGAATTTAACGTCATGTGGCAATCCAATCTTATCTAGATAGTATGCAAGACGATGATTCAAGTATGCAATGTTTTGATCAATAATCTTCTTACGGATAAAACTGTCTTTGCTGGTCAGTAGCTTGAGTAGGAACTCTTGATGGTCTTTGAGATATGTAAGCTCGTTGATTAAGTCAAAGCTGATATCTTGCAAGCCAGTGTTTTTAAGACTATCGATCTGGTCAATGTATGGATTAACTTCTGATGTCTTTTCGCTGTACTGCACTGTCAGTGTTTCTAAATTATGCTTGTGTTCTAATGCACCCTCTAAACTATCATAAAAGGTTGTTGCATCATCTGTGATATTACCAACAGCATTAATTGCTTCTACAAGTTCGTTGAGTCTGGCTGCAACATCATCGTTGTACTTGACTTCTTCTTTGAGCTTGTTTGCTAAATCATGTGCATACTGTTCGTGTGTATCTAAGTGTGCTGTGCCTTGTTTACATGCAGGGCATACACCTTCTTCGGCATTTTTAATATTACCACGAAGTTCGTCACACTTCTTTGTACTGCGATTAAGCGATGTTTCTGTACGATCACGTTCGTTTTCAAGAACAGTTTTTGCGTCGCGCTGTTCTTTGTTTTGTTGATTGGTCTTGTGACCTTCAATTTCGATTTCGATGTCAATCTCGCTCAATGCGCTGATAACATTTTGCATATCGGCCAGCTTGTCGGACTTAGTTTTCTCCCATGCCCTACTGCGGCTTTCAATTTCAGTGATGTTCTTCTCAATACGCTCGTTGCTGGTTTTTACAACATTGATTCGGATTTCTTCGTCGCGAATAGTATCCTTGGTTTGCTTTAGCAGTTCTTTGAGAACATCCGCCTTTGCACTAAGCTCAGTGATACCTAACAGTTGTTCAATCATGGCACGTTGGTCATTTGACTTCATGCTAAGGAATGGTTCAGTATAGGTATTAAGTGCTACAATGTGCTTGAACATTTCATGTGGAAAGCCCACAATGCGTTCGATGTCTTTTTGTGTCTCTCTACTATCACCCTGCGCATCATCGTCTTCGTTGGTTTCGACGCCGTCAACAAAGAAGCGAAGAATGTTGGGTTTACGACCACGTTCGATGCGATATGCTTTGCCGTTGACTTCAAAGTCAACAGTAACAATCATAGTTTTACCGTTGGTCTTATTAATGAGATTATCTTTTTTGATGTTAGTTAATGCTTCGCCATATAGTCCGTAACTAAGTGCATTAACAATTGTAGTCTTGCCAGTACCGTTGCGGCTACCATCACCACCTAGGTCAAGATTATGACCCAGTACCAGTGTTAGATTACAATTATCAAAATTAACAGCCTGAGTTTGTGCGCCAATACTCATAAAGTTTTTGGCGCTTACATTTTTAATTTTTAACATTAGACCTCAAGTTTATTATAGATGTCAATAAGAACTTGTTTGTCAACTGTGTTAGATTCAATAGTATCCAGCTGACTGAGAACAATTTGATCAACGCTTTCAAAACTAATTTCGCCGCCCTCAAAGTTTTCTTCCTCGTCCTTAACAGGCATCAATTGTAGTTCTCTAACTTTGTAAAGTTCAGAAAACTTTTCTCGAATAAAATTAGCTTCTTCGTAGCTAATATTAATGTTTAATTTTACACGAGCATAGGTGTATTCGTCAAGTAAATTCTGATGGTTATCAATTAATTCACTTAGTGAAAATACTTTAAACTTTGGACAAGCATCCCAATTCACGTATACAGGTTCTTCGCCCCACGTAAGGAACATAGCACCACGTTCATTGTCATCAACGTCTGCATAGTTGTGCGGGAAAGCATTACCAATATAGTGAATGTTGTTTTTGTATTGACGCTTGTGGAAGTGTCCGCTAAACACGTACTCTGGTCCACTTAGGTGTTCTGCTTTGAGTCCACCATGATCAGGCATTTCTACCATTGCGTTCATTTTGAAGTACGGTAGTTCTAAGTGACCAAACAAATACTTGACCTTTAGCTTTTGTACTTGCTTCCACTCATCTGCCACTAGCCACGGTAAAATAGCAACGTCGCCTTGCATGAACTTTTCATCTACCATTACAAAATTAGGTAGATCTCTAGCATACTCTACGCTGTTAAGTTCACGCTTGTCCTTGTAGTACAAGTCGTGGTTACCAGTGATAAAGTAGACCTTTTCAAAGTTGTCATTTAGCTTCTTGAGGTCTTTGATACTAGCGTTCATTGTAGCAACGTTAACGCTGGCACGATGGTGACTCCAGTCACCTAAGAAGATACATGTCTCGGCACCGCGAGCTTTTGCTTCCGCAATAAACCAATCAACAAATCGATGACAATCGTCTAAGTGAATGCGGCTGTTTTGCTTTAATCCGTAATGAATGTCTGTGAAGCAAGCCGCTGTTTTAAACAGTTGGCTCATAGATCGTCATATTCCTCATGTGAAGGCTTGTCAGCTTCTGCACTTTCTCTGAGTTGGCGGATTTCTGCTTCGTGCGCCAACTGTCTGCTGTAGCTGGGCATATGACCCTGCTCAATCAAAATGTCGTCACGAATAGTTTGATTGCGTTTTTCTAAGTTTAGCACTCGAGTAAAACTGTTGTTTACTGCGGCAGTGTAATAAGCAAACGGATTATCAGATTTTGCTTCATTGAACTGTAGTCCAACTTGACTTAGCTGTACCAGTGCTTGCCCACGCATTTCATCAATGTATGTGTATCCGCGCCAGTTAGCACGATGGCTGTAACGCTCAACTAGCTTTAAGAACATTGTACCTAATGTATTTGTAATGCGTCCGTGGTCAACACAGAAGTCGCCGTTGCTAATACTGCCACGCCAGTGACTGCGCACAACTTCTTTTAGCTCATTGTTTTGATAAGCATAGTGCTTGAATGGTGGGAAGTTTACACGGCTCTTTTCTTCGGCTTCGTTTTTTGGATTCTTTTTACGACCTTCTTCTTCCGGGATATGCTCGTATGTCATTACTCGAAATACAACTTCGTCGTCGCCAATTGAATCAGGGTCAACAGCAAAGTCTTTTTGCTTGGGCTTGTTACGATAATCTTTTGAATCGTGCCCTAGCATAGCTTCTGCGTAACCCTCACTTTGGATACGTGCAGCCTTATTTTCTTTTGCTTGTTTTAAGGCTTTTTTATCGATGTTCTTGATGTTATCTACAATAATATCGTACATGTCGTAACGGTCGTCTTCAACATAACAAAAGGTAATTTTGCTTTTATGAATCTCCTTTAGAATGTCTTTGTTATTGAGATAGTTTTGCTTTTTGGCTGTTATTGTCATGCAGACTCCTGTAAGATTTCTTACCAGTATAACAGTATTTTATAACAAAGTCAACGAAAAACTGGCTTTTCTTGAACTTTCTGGCTAGCATTTAACATGGGCTTTAATTTGATAGATAAATACTACAATAGGAGAACGCTATGGCAGATCAACCAAACAGATTTACAAATGGCAGGGTGTTTAGTGCATTAGGTACAACACTTGAAAGCAAGCTGAGTAACCAAGTAGGCAAAGGGTTATCCAAGGTTAAAAATCCAATACTACGATCTGGTTTAGGCTCTATCGTTAATAACTTCCTGCCAGGTTTTGGTGGTGGTATTCCAGACTTCAGCGACAATAACTATAGAGAGTTGGTTAATAACAGATTAAGCGCCATTGCACAAGAAACTTCAAATGTTATTGCAAAACAAAATACTATTAGCACCACAGGCACCAGCGATAAACTCACCAACGGTTATGACTGGCGAGCCAGACTTCGACCAAAGTCGGGTGGTGTAGAACAGTTTTATGGTACAGTTGCCAGCGGTGAAGCACTGATGCGACCGCTCAAAGAAAGCGGCGGCCTAGTATGGCAGTACACTCCTAATATCTTTTTAAGCGGTACTGCTGAATACAATCAGGCTCTGATGCAGGGCATGAATTATCCTATTAACACGTTTATTAGCAGTCGTCCGCCTGATATTCCTGTTGCCGCTGACTTCACAGCCAATGACATTTACGAAGCACGTTACCTATTAGGTATCATGACTTTTCTTAAAGTGTGTACCAAAGCCTATTACGGAGATGCATCCGTAGCCAGTGGTGATTACGGTACGCCTCCTCCGGTCCTGCTGTTTGAATACCTGGGTGACCACGGATTTAACAAAGTTCCTGTAGTGGTATCAAACTATAGTATACAGCTCAGCGATGATGTTGATTATGTTCCTGTAGTTGTAAACGATTCTGTAACACATGTTCCTACTAAAACTAACATTGTTATAACTCTTACACCTAATTATACTCCGCATAAACTACGCAGACGCTTTGACCTCAATGCAGTAAGAACCGGACAAGCATACAAGGATGGGTTCATCTAATGCCTGAAAATAGAATTCGCAAAGATAGTTTTATCAAAAACACTGCAATACTGGATGGTCTGTTTCTAGACTATAATTCGTTGCCATCAATTCCAAAATATGACTCTGACGAAGAATATATAATTGATCAAGCATATAACCAAAGACCGGATTTATTGGCATATGTGCTTTATGGAAACTCACGTTTGTGGTGGGTGTTCGCATTAAGAAATCCTGATGTGATAGAAGATCCGTCGGGTGATTTTTTAGCTGGAAAAACAATTAGATTGCCCACTAAAGAAACCGTAAACATTGTAGCAGAGAGTGCGTAATGAGCAGCAGATTGGCATCCGGAGGTAGAACGCCAGAAATACCTGATCCGTATTTGGGCACAGTCTACGGAAACATTTTAGATATCTATGACAATCCGTCGTATAACCTACGATTGTATATGCGTCCAGTTGGCTCAGCTGGATCTAGCTTGGATTCAATTGTGAATTCGCCTGACATGGCAGCAGCCAGGGCCAGAGAAACAAACTCGGATCCTGAAATCGTAGTAAATGGCCGTAAAGAAATCAAAGAAGTTACAATTGCGCAAACAGGTGTTACTGGCAACATCATTGATGATCTAGAAATTACCGCTGTAAAAGATTCCGCTGGCGGATTCCTAACGCAAGTAGCAAAGTTTAGAATATTTCAGCCGGGCGGTGCAAATTTACTTGATCAAATTGTTTCAGCTGATATGTACCTAGGAAATTCGGTTACCTCAACTCCGATCATGTATTTGGATATAAGATTTCAAGGTTATAATCACGACCCCGATGACAACGATGCTGGCGGTCAAACTGCTACAATATTAGGACCTATAACATTCAAGTGTAAATTGCTCAGCATTAACACACGAATAGACAATACCGGAAGTAACTATGATTTCGAAGTTACGTTAGAAAATACTACTGCGTTTGCTGATACTGCATACAGAATACCTGCAGATATTATTACTCGAGGCAAGACTATTACTCAGCATGTGAAAGAGTTCGAAAAGATCCTTAATAACGTACACAACAATTTTTCTGGAACAGCGTATGAAAGACCGGATCAATTTGTTATTGATTTAAGTGGTCTCATCGGTGATGGTTCAAGTAGCGTTGGATTTGAAGGTGGTAACTCTACAAAAATCAAAGATGACACACTGGCCACCAGCAATGATTCTGATGCTCAGGACAGTAACAGAGGTTGGACCAATCTAGTAAACGATACACTCGACGCTGAAGAAACAGGTGTACAAGATCCACCCAGCAATCGCGGTCGCACAGATATTGTTGTAAATGGCGATGAATTAACAGTAAAAACTGGTACTAGTATTGATAGGTATATCTTTAATCTGTTAAGTATGAACAAAGAATTTCTAAGTATGATTACTAGAAAAACTAAGTTTGATGACCCCGGTGATCTCACCGTGGATAAGGCTAAAACATTCATTAAATGGATGAGAATGAATGCCGAAGTACAAGAGTTACAGTGGGACAAACTGAGAAATACGTATACTCGCAAGTACACTTACAAGCCAACTTTATATGACACAGGCCGTAGCGATGTTGCTATAACCAGCGACGAACTAAACATCACTGCAACCGAAGCTGCCGCCACACAGAAATTAAACCAAATGTACAGTGCAGGCAGCATACACAAAAGCTATTATTATTTGTTCACTGGTAGAAACGATCAAATTTTAAACCTCGACATCAATTTCAATGGCTCGCAGGTGCTGTTGGTGCCACCCAAAGGCGGTGTCATTGCTGATGTAAGTTTGACTTCTGCTGTGGCTCTTAATTCTACTATTGCACAAAATGCAGATGCTAGTGGCAAAGAATTATTTAACAAAGCAAAAAATGCAGCAAACAAGGCCAAGTTTGGTGACTTATTAAACTCAATTAAGGATACGGCAGATTCTATAAATGCAGTCGCAGGAGCAATAGGTAGAACACCGGATCAATTGAGAACTATATTAGCTGATACCACAGGTAAAGCTCAGCAAGCTCTAGCAAATTCGATTGACACCCGAACACGTAATGCATTAGTATCCGGTGCAGCCATGTCCAACGATAGCCCTACTGAAACAGCGCCGCCCAACGGTACCACCCCCGGCGGAGGAACATACAAACCAGATTTGAGCGGGTTCACGTATTCAGAAGATTTGGTAATGTCATCGAATGCAGTTGATGTAAAAGATTTAAAAAACTTTGACATTGCAAACTCAGAGATTCGTTACGAAATATTATCTACCAACACTGTGCCAAACGTTGCCGAGGCCGCAACATATGTAACTACAAACCCCAGCAATACATTGTTTGGTTATGTTTATCAACAACATAATTCTTCTGCTTTTCTAAACAAAGTTAACTTAACTGTGCGTGGCGACCCGTGGTATTTGGGAAAAGCAGCAGGGCAGGTAAAAATGGCGGAGCAAAGCACACCTACCAGTGTTAGCTATACTGCCAACGACAATTATTTCATACTTCAGATTGCAACACCTCAACCATATGATCCAGATGTTGAGGATGAAGACAGTTCTAAAAATTCAGGTTTCTGGAACTTCAACGGAATAAGCAATTCCTTTAGTGGTCTATATATGATCACTAAAGTTGTAAACTATTTTAGAAATGGTGTTTATACTGTAGACATTGAAGCAGCAAAAGATATGGCTATTCCTTTGCACAAGGTACGAAGAGTACGCAGAGATGAAACTCCTCGAGACCTAACAACGGTAGCAGGCTACGACGAAGCTATGAAAACAATTGGTGCACCTATTAATACCATATCAGATCCTACAAATCCAGATACACCCATAGGTGATCCACTGGCACCGTTGGTAGGTACGCCGCCACCGGTGGGACAAGATATAGAAAGCATGGGTAAGTTGCGACAATGGTTGTTGTCTAACGGTGCTGTGCCTGATGAAAATCCAAACTTCCCAGACCCAGACGGTTATAGTCCTGACGCACACAGTAGTAGAGAACATGCCGAAGGCCGCGCATTTGACGTCAACTTTAGTGCGCCTGGCACAAACCAAGGCCGCGGCGTCCACGAAGCTACCAATCCTGTATATGGACCAAAAATGGATGCCATTGCAGCCGCACTTAGACAAGCCAACTGGAATGTTGTGTGGCGTTCGGGTGGCCATTATGATCATTTACACGTATACGCAAACAAAAACGCTCCTGGAAAAGGTAGATAACACATGGCAGACAATTCAACAATCAGTACCAACAATCCGGAAACACGCAAGGACGCTAAGAGAGATCCTACCTACGGCATATATATTGGATCAGTAGTCAGCACAAAAGATCTAAGTCGCACAGGCAGAATATTGGTGTTCATAGCAGCACTGGGAAAAGACCCAGAAGATCCAAATGCTCGTTACTCGTGTACATGGACTAGCCCGTTTGCTGGCGGCACTGATCCTGCAGCCATTGGCGGCAAAATTGAAAGCTATGAGCAAACACAAAAAAGCTATGGCATGTGGATGGTACCACCAGATGTTGGCAATCTGGTACTAGTTTGCTTTGGCGACGGTAATTTAAAGTTTCCTTTTGTTATTGGATGTTTGTTTCCAGATAAGAACAACTACATGGTCCCTGGGATGGCATCAGGCAAAAGCTACAGTGATCCAAACCTACTAGTCCCTGTTGCCGAAAAGAATAAACGTGATGAGCGTACTACACAAAATGATGCTATTAGGCCAATACACATTGACTTGGCAGAAAATATTGTTAAGCAAGGACTGGTCAACGATTCTATACGCGGCACAGGTAGTGCCAGTGCAAGACGCGAAAGCCCCAGCGAAGTATTTGGTATTTTAACTCCGGGTCCTCGCGATCCATTCAATTTCAATAACAGACTAGCTGGCCACCAGTTTATCATGGATGATCGAATTGGCAGTCGCCAGATACGATTACGAACCGCAGGCGCTCAACAAATATTGATGGATGATTCTAACGGTATTATCTACATTATCAACAAAAGTGGTAAAGCATGGATCGAACTAGCTGCCGATGGCGGCATTCATGTTTTTGGCGCAGGCAGTATAAACATGCGTGCCAAGGGCGACTTTAATCTTCGTGCAGACCGAAGCGTCAACATTGAAGCTGGACAAAATGTCAATATCAAAGCAGCCGGGGATAACGTAGACGGAGATTATAAAGGTATAGCCAAAGGACCGTTAGTAACACCTCCACTAGGAACTGGTGGTACTGTAAACATTGAAGCGGCAAAAGACATCAATCAATTTGCTGCGACTACGTTTAATGCCACATCCGCAGGTAGTAGCATCAATCTCAATGCAGCCGGCGCATTTAAAGTTACATCTGGTGTTGATACCGGAGATCCAGCAGCACCTGTGGGCATAAGTCTTGACACTAAAGGTACCATTTCAGTTAGCACACCGACTGCAATGTTCTTATCTGCTTTGGGCAGCATAGGCATCCAAGGTGGAGCGTTGATAGGTATTGATGCAGCGTTAATTCATTTAGCTGGCATCATGCCTCCACCTATAAAAGCATTACCTGCGCCATCTGCACCACGTATAGCACATTACCCCCAAGAAGATCAATCAAAGTTGGACCCAGTGTTTAATGTGGACAATGCCAAAGACGGTAAGCCTTCTATTCCGTTACAAGGAAAGCGACCACCCGAACCAGGAAAACTGTACAAGTATGACACAATTGTTCCTATTATGGTTACAGCCGAACCATACACCAACGGACGTACCAAGGTAGTCGACCCCAAACAAGACGATCCAAATAAGGTTGGATCAGACGACACCGCAGCAGGCGCACCAGGCGAAAGCAATACACCCGGTAAACCTGCAGATGTACAAACACCTGAAGGCTCTAAAGTCGGCGTTGATTATAAAAATCCGTCAGGCGCTGGCGCTGGTGGAACAGGCACACCAGCCGGAGGAACAGGCACGGCTGCGACTGCTGGATCTAATTCTGCCGCTGACAGTATCAGAGCTGCCAATGCTGCATTAGAACGAGCAGCCAATTCAATTCCAACTTACGCAGACGTTCAAAACCTGGTAAACAATTTTGCTCGTGCAGCCGAAAGACGATTGATGGAAATAACAAACATCAACGGTATTATCAAATCAATTGAAACAGCTATTCCGCCTATTAGATTTCCTATTACCAATGCCATTCAAGATAAGATCATTGGTGTACAAAAACAACTTACTGAATTAGAAGCACGGTTGAATCAGTATGCTATTGATGCCAAAGGACTGATGGCAAACATAGATGGTGGGGCAATCAAAGCAATGCGAGGAACACTGGACAATGCATTTAGGTTTGCAGCAAATGCTGAAGATTTAGCAAATAGATTAAACGCTGCTGGTATAACTGTATTGCGCGATGGGCCAAGTATTATCTATCAAGATGCTTTGGGCAATAAGATAGTAGACTTTTCTGCAGGATTAGGACCAATCAGTGCATCAATGGGGCTAGCAGCCGATCTAAATGGTGCGTATGAAAATGTCAAGTCCATGATTAGAGTGCCGTTAAACGATAATCAGTCGGCAGCAATATCCAGTTTTGTTCAACAGATCGGAGCAGAGAATTTTGCCAGCAGTAATGTATTGGCAGCACTCAACGAAGGCAAGTACAGCGAAATACCTAGACTCATGAAAACATGGAGTCTTGGCGCTGACATATCGGGTGGCGGCACTGACGGTGCGCTAGTGTTCAGAGAAGATTTACAAGATCGTAGAATCTACGAAGGTGAACTGTTCCAGACACCAGATGAAGTTGATACGTCTCCTCCGCCAAACTTACAGCCTGGTGATGTTGGTTTCTTGAGACTGGCGCAACATTTAGCTAATGTCAGAGCTGAATACGTCAGACAGAAAATAAACGAATTTGGTTTCTCATAAGAATATAGGGCCCGAAGGCCCTATATTTTTTACATATAAATTTCTACACTGTTATAACATAATAAAATCTATTATCTGGAAGCAGATGTAATCATGCGTTCCATTTCAAACAGCTCACCAGGAATGCCGTTATTGTTATAACGGAAATTTCCTACTAGGTTGATGCTGTCGAACAGAACGTGCTTCTTGGTCACACTGTCATACAAACCAACAGTAACATATTTCTTACGCTGTTCAAACAGCTTAAAAAATCGTTCAGTTCGCTTTTCTGCATTGAACCGATCTGCACTTTCACAGATTTCGTCAAACTTCCTCATCATCTTATTCATTAACTTTACATCTCATGCTTTAAGTTAAACAAAATGGTAACAAAGTGTTACCGGCCTATGTATGCAATTGCTTGCCTACATTCTTACTATAGCTGACAACCAACGTTATGTCAACCACTATTATTTTGATTTGTGTTTTACCCAGCGATGCATTAGACCAACTTCGCGACCATATGCTTCTACCTCCCAGGGAGAATCAAAATAGCTATCCTCGCCGGGCTTGGGCCGCCATTGCTTGCCCATCCACACACTTTCTAACCTATATCCACCTTTTGCAGTGCCATAGTCTTTGAACAGCTCATTTTTGGCATGTTGCTTGACATGAACCATTTCGTGCGCCAGAGTTTGAATAAGATCGTCCCCGCGGCCATTGCGCAACTGAATAGTAAAAAATCTACTACGCCGAGTACCATCCTCATTGATTGCGGCACCCTGTACGTCTAGTTTTGGATCAAGTTCAATATCCAATTCTAGGTTTTCAACCATGCGTTTATGCATCAAACAACGTGCAAAAAACTCGGATGCTTCGCACAGTTCCGCGATCAATTTTTTATTTTTAGTACCAAAAACATTAATGTCCATATAGGTCCTATCTCTCAGCTTATATTACATTATAGCACAGCTTTTGGTGCTTGTCAACCGGCGCATTTTAGGGCGTCATTAAAACGAGTTTTAACTTTTAAGATAAATAATGTTATGGTAACATTTAAAGGTTTCAGCACAGTTGACAGGGTTCGAGCTCCATATACATTGGATGACATGGACCTAGTCAAGCGCAATTTGCTTAATACTTTTTATACACGTAAAGGTGAAAGAGTAATGAGACCTGCGTATGGCAGTGACATTTGGGATTTGTTAATGAACCCCGAAGATACATTGACCAGAGCTGAAATTGAAGAAGATGTAAAAAGAATTATAGATGCTGAGCCTAGAGTTAGACATATTGAAACAGTTATGTTTTATTCAGATCAAGCATTACGAATTGAAGTAACTATTCAATATGTGCAGACAGGAGATCAAGACTCGCTGTACCTAGAATATGTTAGACAGGCAACCTCTGCCAGCGATGATATGGGATAATCGATAATGTCACTAGTAAACAGACAAAATAACTTATTTGCTAGCGAAGATTGGAAAGTAGCTTACAAAGCCTACAGCCAAATCAATTTTCGCGCATACGACTATGACAGTATTAGAACAAGTCTTGTTGAATATGTAAAAGCCAACTTTCCTGAAAATTTCAATGACTACATTGAAAGCAGTGAGTTTATTGCTATCATTGAGATGTTAGCATATCTTTCACAGAGCCTTGCTTTCCGCATGGACTTAAACAGTAGAGAAAACTTTTTAGAAACAGCTGAGCGTCGCGACAGCGTATTCAAGCTAGCTCGTATGTTGGGCTACAATCCAAAGAGAAATATCACTGCTAGCGGTTTAATGAAGCTGACTGCGGTTAGAACAACACATCCGCTCAACGATAGCTTAGGCAACCCTTTAAACAATAGAACAGTATACTGGGATGATGCAAACAACCCACAAAGCTACGAGCAGTTTATTACTATTTTAAATGCTGCAATGACCAGCTCAAATAGATTTTCGTCTCCATCTAAAAAAGGCACTATCGCTGGCGTCCCATCTGAGTTATATCAACTTAATACACCGATTGGCTCACCGTTGGCATATAGTTTTAACTTGTCAATCAACGGTGCATCAAAACCATTTAATATTGTCAACCCAGATCTTCTCGACAATGGATATTTCTTTGAACGTCATCCAGATCCAACAAACTTGTTTAACCTAATTTATCGCAACGACGGAAAAGGTTTAAACAGTGTTAACACTGGTTTCTTTGTGATGTTTAAGCAAGGTAACTTAGACTTCGTTGACTTTAACTATACAGCACCAATTGAAAACAGATTTGAAGATGTTACTGTTGCAAATATCAACGAAACAGATGTATACTTGCAGGAAATTAACACCGAAGGTCTTGTACTTAATAAATGGGAAAAGATTCCAAATACAATTGGACAAACATTAAATTATAACAGCATTAGTTTGGGTACAAAAAATCTATATGCTGTTGAAAATATTAATAACAGCGGACTAAGACTTAAATTCCCAGACGGTAACTTTGGAAACATCCCCACTGGAATTTATCGTTTATGGTTCCGCCCCAGCGATCCTACACGTTATGCAATTCAGCCCGAAGATGCACGTAGCGTAAGCATTAGTATTCCTTACGAAGATAGCAGAGGCCGCGAACAAAGCCTCACACTAACATTCAGATTAGAACGCAGAGTCAACAATAGTTTGCCACCTGAGTCATTGGAAGCAATCAAAGAGCGTGCTCCACAGGTTTACTATGCGCAGAACAGAATGATTAGTGCGCAGGATTATAATGTGTTCCCGTTGAGTCAAAGCAATAACATCACTAAGATCAAAGCAATGAACAGAACTCATGCAGGTCATAGTAGATACATTGACATCAATGATCCTACCGGCACATACAATAACGTAGATACCTTTGCTAAGGATGCTATTCTTTTTGTGGAAGATAGAAATTCTACAAAATCTATTATTGTAAATGACAACAACACAGCATCTGAAATTGTTGCTAGTGTTATACCTGAATACCTCAAAGAACAGAGACTAAACAACTTTGTTTATTATGGTCTAAGAAACTTGTGGACAGATTTCTCGTCTGAAAAATTTAAAACATCTCGTTTGAATATTCGTTGGAAACCACTGCCACTTATGGCCAAGAGTAAAACTGGTTACATGACAGAAACATTTAGTACCAGCGGCGAAACAGTAATCATGACAAACACTGATTCGCGTACTACCATGTTCAAAGTGAATAACTTTGTAAAATTTGTAAACTCTGGCAACCTAGAAGATTACAAGTGGGTAAGAATTGTAAATGTAGATTACAATGGCGCATTAACCAGCGGCTTAACAACCAGCGTAGGTCCATGGGCACTCAGCGAAGAAGTAAGCGAAAATTGGTTTGCTGATGAAGTAATTCCTACTTTAAGAAAATTATTTTCAACATCTGAATCAGATCAGATAAAATCTGCAATTAGAAATAAAACTACATTTGGTTTAGGCTATAATGTATCTGCAGACTATTGGTATATCATTGCAGGAAAAGACCTCAACAAGACTGCCGATTACAATGTTGCATACGCTGAAAATACCAGTAGCCAAGGTTTAGATAGCAGTTGGCTATTGCTGTTTGAATATAGTCCAATTAACAATTCAAGCTATCGTTATAATGTAACTATCCGTGGTCAAGACTACGTGGTACAAAGTGTCAACGAATTAAAGTTTTACAATATTAAAAATGTAAAGATTGTTGACAGTAATAACAAATCATCCAACGATCTAATTACATTTAATACTTTAAATACCAAACCAGGTAGTGCTGAAACAATTGAATGGTACCGCAGAAACAATATTACATATTGGAGAAACATAGAAACCGGTTCATTGCATCAGCCTGTTAACTTTGCAACAAACATTCCTTTACGTACTCGTGGAACAAAATGGAACGATATTGAAGTAAGCTGGAAGAGCAACTTTGGTATATTTGATCCTGAGTCGGGAAGCGGCACGTTGGCTGACATTGTTGATAGCTCAACGGGTAATCGTTATGTGGGTGAAGCTACGGCAAGACTTAACACTTACTTTGATGATGGTTCTCAAAGCAGTATCACATCAAACGTTACAATAGCTAATAACAGCGGTCAGCTATCACGCATCCCAAGTAGTATTGTTATTCCTTTTAATAACACAACCTTTGGTACAAATATTTTAGATGCCAATGGCAATATCACTTACAGAATGTTCAACGATGCTGGTACCGGATTAGAAGTGTTTCACGGTAACACAACAGTTTATTCTTACGGTGAAACTGGCACATCATTAAACACCGGTGTTACAGGACGTCTGTATCTTGCAAATGCTAACGTAACTGCCGAAACAGGTAATATAATCTACAGCGATCTGCAAGATAATATCTATCACATATCCGCTGACGGTACAGGTACGCTGTATAAAGATCAGCTGGTGTTGAATTATCTAAATAATAAAGAAAACATTGACAAGGACATTGTGTGGCAAGTAGTTGATGTATACAAATATGCCGACGGTTACACAGATCCACGCAAGGTTATTGTTGCACCCATAGACACTGACAGCGACCTAGTGCCAGACAGACCGTTGCAGTTTGTTGAATACGTTGACGCAGACGATCTGCAACTATTCGAATACTACACAGATTTTGATGGGTATACTTATGACCGACCAGTAACTGGTATAATCTTAGATTACAGATATGAAAATTCAGTGTCTGTGAACTTCACAGGCAATGTTATCAGTCCAGGTAGTTATGTAAGCAACACTGTATTAGATACAGTTGATTGGATCCTAGTCAAGGATCTAAGTATTGTGACTAGCTACTTAGAAAATAATTTAGGAAAAGCAGCAGGCATTAAAATTTATGCTGTTGCCGAAGATGCCTGTTATTTGATGACACCAAGCAGTACTGACTTAAATATAGTTCGTGCTATTCCAACCAATGATTATTTTGTTAAACATGGCCGCGGCCCAACACAAAATACAGCAAGTCTCACACAAGAGCAAAGTATTATTCGCTGGCAGCATGTAGCGCCCAGCGATGTTAGAATTGACCCTAGTATTAGCAATGTAGTAGAGATGATCATACTCACAACAAGTTATTATAACGATATTATTGCTTATCAGGCACAGACAGTTTCTCGTGCTATTCCACGTGAGCCAACCTCAGCTGAACTAAGCATTGAATTTGAAAATTTAAATGAATATAAGAGTGCCAGCGATAGCTTGGTGTTCCGCAGTGCCAAGTTTAAACCCTTGTTTGGCGCCAATGCTGATGCAGAGTTCCAGGCACGTTTCCGTGTAGTTAAATTGTCTAATCAACTCAGTGACAATGAATTGAAAACACGAATCATCTCAGCTTTTAACAACTACTTTGATGTAACTAATTGGGAATTTGGTGAAACTTTCTACTTCACCGAATTAAGCAGTTATGTACACCAGCAACTAGGTAGTGCCATTGGTAGTATTGTTATTCTACCAAAAAATACCAGCGGTAAGTTTGGCGACCTGTTCCAAGTAAAAGCAGAACCAAACGAATTATTTTTAAGCACAGCCACAGTAGGCGATATCGAAATAGTAGAAAAAATTAACTCGCAAACATTACGTACTGATCGTTAAGGATTGTAAGAATGTCAGATAAGATTTACAAAAAATTACCAGGTGTATTGCAAACTACCGCAATCAAAAATTTCTTTGAAAGCACAGTAGAGCAATTATTCAGCAAGGCTAACGTAGAAAACATCCAAGGTTTTATTGGTAATAAAACCAGTGACGATGTTAACGTTAAAGGAAGTTATATTCCTCAACCTACTGTAACAAGACGTTTCTATAATGTTACACCTACGGTTAATAACATTGATCCTAGAACAGGTAAAAGTGAAAACTTAGTGTTCTATGATGAGTTCATTGAATCCTTGGCTACCTATGGCGTTGACGTTAAAAATCATAACAGAATTTTTGGAGAAAAATACAATGTATTCATGCCTCCAATTGACGCAGATAAGTTAATTAACTATCAAGAATATTATTGGTATCCCGATGGTCCTGCACCAGTTGAAGTCAGAGGTACATTAGCTGAACCAATTGATATCAATCGCGACATCATTGGCAAGGCACAGTTTATTCCACCTGTGGGTAAGAAGTTACGCAGCGGCATGATTATTAAATTTGCCGGCGAATATGTTATTCCTGCAAGTCAACTCAATGTTGAATACATTGTCGAAGGTGTGGGCGAAAAGATTTATCTTGTACCAAAAGTAGATAATTTTAGCACACGTTTTTCTACACCAGTAGATGATGTTTACGATGCTACTATTTTCTCACTAGATGATGAAAATGTACGTCATAGCGCAGGTAATGTATCAAGTGTGACTGTTCTAAATGGTGGTACTGGGTATAGTAACACTGATATAGTAACTATTAGCGGTGCTACATCAACACCTGCGTCAGCTAACATTGTAGTTGATGCCAATGGTTCAGTAACAACTGTTGTTATTAATTCCGCTGGTGATCTATACAGTGATCAAGTGAGAATTTCAATTCAGAGTACAACCGGTAAAGACTTTGTGGGTTCTGTTATTCTTGATGATATGCACACTATCACAAGTAGCACTGTTGACATCTTATCTACACAAGCCAAGACAGGTATTGATCCAAACACAGGGAAATATTATTTCCTAGGTGGAACATATAGTTTTGACAAAGATACCGATGGTGACAACGAAGGTAACCTACAGTGGGGCGGCGGCCTATCTCAGAGCGTACCCGACTACATTGTACAACGTCGTGGTGCAGCAAACAAAAACGTTTGGAGTCGTGTAAACTTCTGGTATCATAAAAATAACTTTATTGATGCAGGTGTAGCAGTACCCAACGAAGCATATCGCGCTCAACGTCCAATCATTGAATTTGACCATAGACTAGAACTATACAACCACGGTGTTCGTGGTATCGGTGCTGTTAACATTGCGTGTACTACATTGTCATTTGCTGAACTTGATGGCAGCAGAACTGGTGCATTAGTTGATGACGTTCCTGTAGAGCGTGCAACGATTATCTTCCCCTATGAAGATGTAAGTATTTCAAAATATATCTATCAGGCGTTTACAAACATTGCAACAAACAACATTGAGTTGATGCGTGTAGGCGATCCAGAACTTAATCCAGCTGGTGCAGAAGACGGTGATCTTAACTTCGTGCCATGGGAGATGCTTGACGGCGATGTTGTGCAGATCAAGAACGGTTCATTTAACATTGGTAAAGAGTTTAGGTTTACCGGCGATGGCTTTGTAATCTGCCAAGAAAAAATAAGTGTAAATCAGGATCCGCTGTTCAACTTATATGATGACGCGGGTGTTTATCTAGGCGACCCTGGTAAGTATCCTAGCGCAACATTTGCAGGTAACAGAGTATTTGGCTATGTTCGTGATCTTGTAGATATTTCTAAAGACGTAAATATTACTAGATCTTCAGTCCAAGACGAAGTCCTAGGATTTCATCTATACTATAGACCTTTCAAGGCCAGCAGTGAAATAGCTTTTATTACAGAAATTAATCAAAAGCCATATTACTACACTCCTATTGGAACAAACAATAGTACACTACTTGAGGGATATTTCTTCTACAAGTTGCTCGATAACACAGAAGAACTGCACACTGATTGGAAAACAATAAGTGTTCCATCAACACAGAGAATTTATACGTCGTATACACTTGATCAATTTGACATTGACAACAATTCCAAGACTTTCTTTATTGGCTGTGAACCAAAGCAAGATTCAAACAAGAATAGCGGATACGATATTGAAGTTAAAGTTAACGGTATTAAGCGTACTGACTTTACCTACGGCGCCAGTCGTGTAGCGTTTATTGACTTTGACGCATTTAATTTCACAGTTGGTGACTTCATTGAAATTTCAGCATTCAGTGACAATGGATTAATTTCCTACGATAGTATCAGCAAATACGAAGTTCCGCTATCATGGAGAAACCCATTTAACCAACCATTTGATGTATTGTCGGAACCAGAATTTTTACCTCAGTTTAAAAAGTTTATCGAAAAGCAGGATGGCTTTGAAGGTGATGCATTAAGTGTCAATAACTTTGCAAGTACCAATAGAGATCCAGCACTAGCAACTGACATTGTACAAACAGATCACTCAGCTATACTTGCGGCATTCCTATTAGATAGTCAGCCTCACAATTTAGTAGAAGCTATTAGATTTAACTCTGGCGAATATCAAAAGTATAAGAATCGTTTAAAGAGTGAAATCAACAACTATTACAATACCTACGACATCAGCAATTTCTCCAATGAGTATGTGCTAGAGCAAGTATTGAGAAATGTTACTTCGTTCAAAGTAGGCAAAGATGTATTCAACAGAACATATGTTGTGCCATTCGGTGACAACTATATCCAGGACCAGTTTACAGTAAATGATCGCACAGTATCAGAGTTCGTATCAACAACTTTTGCTGATCTAAATGAAATTGAAAACAGTCTGCTAGTTTATGTACAGTCTGGCACAACAACTAGACTACTAAATGTTGATGCTGATTACACAATTAGCAGTTTCAACCCTATCACTGTTGAAATTAACAGAACTAGTGTAACACTAGACTTAGGCGACGTTGTAACTTTAAAAATTTATGACAGTGAGCGTGATAGCGCACAGTGTCCTCCTACACCAAGTATACTTGGCCTATATCAATTGTATCAACCCAGTGTTGAAACAGATTATAGCTTTAAAGAACCATTAGATGTTGTTATCGGTCACGACGGATCACGCACACCTGTATTGGGCGACCGCCGCGATGATATACTATTAGAATTTGAAAAGCGTATCTACAATGCTGCAAAATCACAGTTTAGATTAGCTAACAGCTTGCCAGAGCTTAACAGAACAAGTGTAAAGCCAGGCGCTTTCCGTGGCACAGGGTTTGAATACAAAGAATGGTATGATTTAATGAGATACCACTTTGCTACTTGGTCTACTGCTAACAAAGTTGACCCAGTTGCAAATGAATTCTTTGATGCTGCTGATCCGTGGACATGGAACTACAGAGGCAATCAAGACATTGGTGGATATTGGAAGGGCTGGTATGATTACTATTATGATACCTTTAGACCTAACACAGACCCATGGGAAATGTTGGGCTTCACAGAACAACCAACCTGGTGGAACGATCAGTATGGCACAGACTACGGTAGTAATAATACAGCTATGTGGGATGACCTTGAGGAAGGTATCATTCGTAGAGGACGTAGAGAAAACTTTGCAGATGACAGCTACCTTGTAAACAATCCGTTTAGAAGAATTGGCTTGCATCAAGTTATTCCAGTTGACGCAGACGGTAACCTAATTACTCCTTACGAATTAATATCAACCGGTTCAACAACTAAAACTGTTGAATGGAGACCGGGTAATGCAAACACAAGTTTAGGTTATGCTACAACAAGTTTCCTTAACACTGATGGTCTTAATATAAGTTTTGATGCTAGCAACGTTTACGTTGAAGGCAAAGCCTTGGTTAACCACTCATTGTCTCTGCATCCAAACTTTGTTGGACACAGCGAAATTGAAGAACAAGACGTAAGTTATGTAATACCTAGAAATACAGATCAAACACCAACAGCTATGCCCGACTATGCTGTAGCAGTTATGGTAAACGGTATTGCATTCTACACTCCAAAGTCCACTAAGACTTGGAACGATGCAGGCGAATGGCATTATAATAATGGCAACGTTGATGACTTCACAGAATTTACATCCTACGGTCACAGCACTGTAAACGGTCTATTCCACTACCACTCAACTCACCCCGAGGTGGTTGGCCTAACTGCCTGGAGCAAAACAACTCACAGTCCTATCATTGGTTGGGCATTTGACGGTCTACCAATTTACGGTCCGTACGGTTATAAAGACCCGTTAAATCCGGCTAGTGAAATCGTAAATATTAAGAGTCCTTTTAGACTCAGATCTGGTGTACGTCAAACCGGCCCTGGTGGTGCGCACACTGGTATGTTTGTCGAAGACTTTGATCTAGATGGTGCAGTACTTGGACAACTAGGGTACACAGATCAATATAACACACGTTACGGTGTAACACCTGATAGCCCTAGCACACCTATTAGATATTATGTAGCAACTGTTGATGACAGCGGTAAACCCATGTTCCCATATGCAGTGGGCGGAGGAGTTCAATCACATTCCACTAGTGGATCTGTATGGGCAGGAAAGTATTGTGCTGTACCAGCAGATATTTCTAATAATACAACAAACTCAGCAGTGGTGCCAGCAAACGTAATTGCAGCTATTACCAGCGATAAAATTGTTGAAAAGTCATACACAGATGCAGTTAGTGCCGATTGGAAATTTGGCGACGGCGCCCCTGTTGAAATTAGTTGGAGATATTCTGAAGACTATCCATTTGCTGTAGTTGAAGCATTACTACTAGGTAAGCCAGCACAGTTTGCAACATTGTTTGCAGATCCAACAAGAATAGAACGTACTGTTGCTAACAAAGATATGTTGGTTGAAACAACTTCTCGCGGACGTTGGCAGTGGAGTAACCCTGGTCACTTCAGAGTACACGGTGAAATAGACAATGCTGGAAACTTTGTTACAAATATTGGTTATAGTCAGTTTATTAATAGCTGGTTAAATTTCCAGGGCTTAACTATCAACAACAGTTTTGCATATAAACTAAGAACACTTAATGTTAAGTTAGGGCATAGATTTGCTGGATTCATTGACAAAGACACAATGACTCTGCGTACTGATCAGTACAGCACAACCGGTAATGCTACTAGCTTAATTGTACCTTCAGAAAACGTAAACGTTGTAATTCACAGCTCGCCATACAAGACTAGAAACTTTTATAGCGGTGTGATCATTGAGAAACTCGAAGACGGCTTCAAGGTAAGAGGCTTTGATAGAAACTTTGGTTATTTCTTAACACTAGCAAGCAGAACAAGTGGCCCACGTGAAAAAGTAAGTGTGGGTGGCGAACCAGCAAACTTTGTTGACTGGACACCAAATATTTCTTATAGAAAATCTGCAATTGTACGCTATCAAAACAGCTACTATCGCGCACCAAGCGACATAGCAGGATCTGCTACATTTGATCGTTCTGTGTGGACTCGCTTGTCTGCATTGCCGCAGATTGGTGCTGCCACCGGTGTACTATACCAAGATACCACAGGCGAAGTTGTTCGTGTTGATTACGAAACAAAGTTCACAACAACTGATGAGTTGTTTGACTTCCTGATCAGCTTGGGCAGATATCAAAAATCAATTGGCTTTAACTTTGGTGAATATGACAGTAGCATTAACGCTACAAGAGATTGGGCATATGCAGCAAAGCAATTCTTATTCTGGGTAACTGGTAATTGGGAAATTGGTAACACATTAGAATTAAGCCCAATGGCAACTAATGTAACATTCTCCACAGAGCTAGGGTTCATATCAAAACTTAACCGCGTTGACCGCGATCAGTTTGTGTTAATGGATTCATCTGGTGCAGTAATTTCTCCAACAGAATGTGAAATTGTACGTGAAGATAATCGCATCGAGATTGCGCCGCCAACCGGCCGCCAGATTTACAGCGCACTAATTTATACTCAAGAAATTGAGCACGCCATGACAGTTGACAACATCACAGTTTTCAACGACGTTATCTATGACCCATTGCGTAACCAAAAGCACACACGTTTTAAACTCAAGGGCAAGAGAACTGCTAACTGGGATGGTCGTTACATCACTGAAGGCTTTGTTATCTCTGGTGACGAACTAAAACCAAACTTGGACAATCTAGCTGGTACTATTGGCAGATACAACGAACTAGGTTTTGTGCCTGTGGATAAGCAGCTATATCAAGTTGCTCGTGCGCAATACGGTTATCAAGACAAAGAGTATCTCAGAGAACTTGATATCACAGATGATCAACAGGTTGATTTCTACCTGGGCATGCTACAAAGCAAAGGCACCTCAACTAGCTTGGGTCGTATTGCTCGCAGTAATGCAATTGTACAAGGTAACGTAACAGTATACGACGAATGGGCTCTGCGTGTTGGTGACTTTGGTGATACTGAAAATGATCAAAGCGTTGAACTAAAACTTAACAAGAGTGAGTTTATCAACGACCCACAACTAATTACACTAGCCTTCCCAGAAGATACAACTAATATTGTTGAAAAGATTGAAGTACTAGATCGTAAGCACAAGTACTATAGTGTACCACAGATTATTATCTCAGCACCAACCAGCAGCAATGGTGTGCGTGCTACTGCTGAAGCTACACTAAACAGCGCCGGTGAACTAAGTTCCATTAGTGTAACAAATACAGGTTCGGGTTACGGAACAAATCCTGATCAACCAATTGTGGGTGTTACAGTTATTGCTGGTTCTGTTGTAGTAGATACAGTTGATACTAAATTTAACGCTGTAACAGCTTTGAGCAGTAACAGTTGGATCAGCACTAGTGGTTTGTCAAATGTTGTTATCAATGATCATTTAAGTGCTAACGGCAACGTTGTTGTAAATCTAAGCTCTGCCACAGATGCTGACGACATTGTTACATTAATTAATTCTGCGCCTGGACTAGGCGGAAACATCACTGCAACTGTGTACAGAACTGACACAGATATCAGCGGTAACAGCGATGTTGATATTGGCTATACACTGGCATTAACTGGCAACGACTTTAGCATTGTCAGTGCTGCCGCAGGCCTATATCTAACTACAGGAAGATATCAACCACGCCAACGTTATGCGATTGAAACTGCAAATAACACAGTAGCAGCTAACGTAAGTGTGCGTGTAGATGACAATTTAGTTAGCAGTAGTTTCTGGGCATTAGACTCAGGCGATCGCTGGACTATTACTACTGTTTCAGCCGCAGATGAAAATCAGTCACTGGCATTAAATCTAAACACCGGTACCGAAAATGGTACTAGTGCAATGGCCGCAGAAAACACAATTTTAACTGACGGTGAATATCCGTTTGTTGATGTGTTTGTAAATGGTGTTAAAATCAATAACAAACCTGATCAACAGGTGTTTACTCTAACAACTACATCAATCACTTTCTCAAATGTTTCTCTGCTACCACAGAGTGCGCTGACTCCTGCATTTGACTACTCACGTACACCTGCTAGAACAAAATATATCTTGCCAGCTCAATCAACTGTAAAAATTATTGAGAAAGCAACCATTGATTTTACTGATGCATATCAAGGCGACGTACCGGGTTCACAGCTTGAAATTACAGTGCAGACAAACGATGCTATTGCTATCAAGTTAGGTACTAAGAGAATTTATGAAATTACACCTGATGCAAAAGACGACGATGTTATATTAATTGACATCGACGACACAACTCGCTTCCTTAAGAAGCCATTGGGTGTAAGAGAACACAGCCTATGGCCAACCACAAGTGGCGTAGATTATTCTGGTATCATTGACAGTAAGTATCCAACACTGCCCAATGCAGGTTATGTAAATCCTGCAAACGTAAACTTCATGTCATACGACGTTGCAAGTTTACCTGACCTATTCGACGAAAACATTATCATTAAACCTTCAGGTAATAGTTACATTCATGTTGCTGCATCTGAAAACAACGATTGGAATGTTTATAAACTACAACAAGCTGGTGGCGTTACATATCTAGCCAACTTAGGCGATGATGCAAAACTTTATACCACTGAAAGTTTGTTCAACTATATTGATTCAAACCAAATTGGTGAAAATGATACATCACGTTACTTAGACTTCTTCTTAACACTTAAGAATGCAAATGTCAGTGATAATGTTGTAGTATGGACCAACGAAACAATTATCAAGCAGAACGAGTTAAACATTCTCGATGTTGAAGCACCAAGAATGATTGAAGCTCGCATCAAGAGTATTGGCCCACATCCAACTGCTCGTATTGCAATTACAAATATTACACCAGTATCAACGTACTCATACAAAAATGCAAGTATGAGTGCAGCCGATGCTAACAATATTGTTACAATTTCAAACGTATCGATTCCTACACTAGCCGAAGGCGATGCAGTATCATTCAACGATGCCACAGGTAACACTTATAGCTATTCTGCTAACCTAACATATAATGGTGTAGGTAATGTTACTGTTGGCGCATCAAACGTAGCATATGTAACAGCAAGCGGTCACGTAACACTAGCATTCAGCGGCGACCCGACTGCTAACAACAAACAATATTATGTTGAAAGTGTCAACGTGGTAGGAAACAGCTTTGTTGTTCGCAGCGACTATTTTGCTAATGCTAACGTTGTGGCTGCACTAAGCAATATCAACTATAGCGTAACAGCTTTTGAAGATTTTGGTGATTCAAATACTTACTTTACAGTATCAAATGTCACACCACTATCGTTTACAATTGAGCGTCCTGCTAGTGTAGCACGTAACGTTGATGTTTACCACATGACACTTTCCAAGTTGTTTACTGCTAATGCGCACGGAATTTCTTCAGGCGATGTTATTAGAGTAGCAACCACAACATTCAGCGGTGCATATAGTGTTAGATCTGTTCCAACTTCAAACAGTTTAATTATTGCGGCACCATTTGTTGACAGTGACACATTCAGCGGTAACATCATCACACGTGGTATCCAAATTAGTACAATTGCTAACCACGGCATACAGCCTATCTATGCAAGAAAGAAAAAGCGTATTGCTGTACACTTTGCTGAACCAAGACAGTATAACCAAACATATTTCATTGATAGCATTACACCAGATACTATTAACATCCTAGGCCGTTATCCAGTTGACGACGAAACATATTACTTCTATGATGAAAAATTTGGCTATGCAAACGCTGATTCAAATGTAATCACTGTTGATGCAAGTATGAACTTAAATGACGTTACTGTAATGTATATGTCAAACTCGTTCCTTGTTGCCAAGAACATGTACACAGTTGAAGCCAACGGTGACGTTAAGTTCAACAACAACATCCTAAATGAAGATGCTAACGTGTCTACAGGATTTATTATTGCACGTGAACCAGAGAATGTGTTCAACGGACGTTATCCACTTTTAACAACAATTGATCATAATAGAGTAAAACTAAACAACTCTGAAATTCAAATTGATAGCTTCAACAACCTAGGTGGACTAGCAACATCAATTAACCGCGCAATTAACCTACGTAGATCAGCTATTGTAGCTGACGGTGACCAGCGTGTGTTTAAGATGGGCTTTAACTTCCTTAACAATCCAGGTACTCCGGTTGCAGTCAATGAGACCAGCACATTAAAGATTCCAGCAGGCGCAATCAATAATTATGGTCCTTACGTTAAAGATGAACAAGTTATTAACAACATACTTGGATCTAATGTAAAAATTGTTGGTAAGATACCACTATCTACAAACGTAGAAAAGATCAAAGATGACCGCTTTAACAAAGGCCCAATTCCAAAAGGACCTACATACGGCTTTACCTACGAGCGTGATGGCCAGTTGTATGTTTGGAATCCGCTGATTGAAGACTATACCAAGTACGACGTTTACACAACTGAAGGCGATGATACTTTAGACACCGATGGTGCAAATACAACAGACGGCGGTTCAAGCGATGGCACTGATTCCGACACTGGTGTAAATCCAGATGGCGACACTGACGATCTTAACACAACTCAGCCGCCTGCATTGCCACAAGGACACGATCCTAGCAAACCTAAGCTAAGAATCATTCCTGGCTCGGTAACTGCTGACCCAATCGTGACAACAACAATGGGTGTCAAGTGGCGTGGCTATATAATGAAGAACGCTAATGGCACTGACTACACCAGAACATTTACTGGCGTGCCAGGCATGGGTTCTTACACAGGTCCTCGTTGGAGATTAAAAACCAGCGGTGAGTTCTTGTATGAAGTATACGAGCTTGTACAGAACAGTGCTGGTAAAGTTTATTATATTCTAGTAGATAGATTATATCCACCTGCTGTGCCACATGATTTCTTTGGAACTGTTAATGCTTACAATGATTTTGATGGGTTAGCTCTAGAGAATCTATATTATTCTGCTAAGATTACGCCATATGATCCAGCACAGTTTGACATTGCATCAGCTAATCCAAACAAGTATACTATTACTATACCTCCTGTGGAACCAGCATGGTATGTGGGCAAGCAATTAATCCCTGAACCGTTTGCACGTTCAACAGGTAATGGTAGCGACGCTGAAATCAATTTTGCAAACTTGCCACAGCCTATGATGATTGGTGCGCTGGATGTCTTTAACGAAAGCGAAACTCGTATCCAAGTTAATGGCAACGGCATGAATTCATTCCTGCTATGGACACCAGGTTTAACACCGGGTGAGTGGACACCTAATACCAAAGGTCCCGGTTCGTTACTGGGTGCAAATGATACTCCAACATATTGGGGATTTGGTAGAGGATACTACTACCTAAATGATGGTCATAGACCAACATCGGATCGTAGCCCTGCAACCACTAGCGGTCCATATCCTGGCAAGAGTACAAATGGCTGGGTAACAAGACAGCAAAGATTTAAGTACAGTTCGGATTTTACTGTATCACCAATTATCGATACAAGAACTGATAATTTTGCGGAGAAGATTGTTAGTGTCAGCGATTATGATAATCCAGCTATCACAGGTCTACGCCCAGAAGAAGTATTTGTTGCATGCTTCTGGACTGAAGCGCACACTTATGTAAATCAGCTAGTTGGCTATGATTATAAAAATGTTGACAGCAACGGCAACCCAACTCCACTGTACAGAGACTACGAAGGTACTGTAACTCGTGTTAAGTATATTCGTTTAACTGAACTACCATTTGATGCTGTGCTACGTAGACCAATTCCTGATACAGGTTGGGGTGGCAAAGGCTGGAAGAACACAACCACTGACAGAACATTGCTGCCAACTGATCCACAATTTGATGTTATGAATGGCACAGATCCGTGGGCCGCGTTTGATCCTACAACTCCGTCAACAGGCGGATCCACAGGTGACGATGATGAGCCAACAGGCGGAACATCTACTACGGTACCAACAGGCACTACTGCTAATCCTGGCCTAGGCCGCGGATTTGGCAGAGGTTTTGATCCTCAAAATATTCCATCTGTGGATGACGTACCAGCAGTGGGCGGAGAAGGAAATAATAATCCACCGGCACCAATTATTCATGGTGGTGCATTAGCAGGACTTCCCACACAGTGTGAAATTGATGAGTCAAATATTCCTGTACCAGAAGTTAACACAGACCCAACTAATATTCCGTGTTTCTTACGCGACTCGGAAGATGTTCTTGCATTAGAAACAGAAAAGAACAAAGATGCTAAGTCAACATTAGCGTCTCAGGTAAACGAAACATTTGTTTATAAGATTGTTGGCAACAAACCATTTATGGTATTCTTCGACTTTAGTTCTGCAGGTACACTTGCTAACGGTCTTACAATTGAACAGGCCGAAGACGAAGCATTTACAAAGGGTGTAAAAGTTGTAATTGATACAAGTTCAACTGGCACAAATAAGAATGTTGACGACGGAGAGCAGATCGGTGTCTATGGTATTGATATTGTTCCGGGTGTTGGACGCTCATTTGTACCTGCTGTAAACGAAGCATGGTACGTTGACACTGAGCAAGTTTATGCTAATCCGCTAACATACAACGCAGATACTATAAATCTAGCAAAAGGTCCAGCTAATAACCCAGTAGGTGTCAAAGGCTACGGCTTTATTTCTAGAAGAATAGATTGTCGCGATGGTGAATTTGTACGAGTAACTGTACACAAAGGCGCAGGTAATACAGTAGGAACATATAGACTTGCTATATCGTTTACCAAACGCTACGAGCGTGTTATTGAGCCACCTCCACCACCAGGCTGCGATAATGCAACTAGAGGTTCACGTAGATTTAAAGACGGTGTAATTCTTGACAAGTATGTGTTCAGTGATGCAAAAAAGAAGAACAACAAATTCCTAGGCATGAGCTTTGGCGGCTTGTTTGGTAAAAAATCAGTTGGTAGGTTCGACGGCTACTTCGGTAACGGAGCAGGCGGCCCTCTACGTAACCAAGGTGATAACATCTATTACCCATATCAAGCTCACCCAACATACAAGAACAAAAAGGAATATATTGCTAAGACAGCTGATCCTAACAGTTCAGAAGCCAACGGTGGTCTAGAAGAAACAACACAATCTAAGACCATTGATGTGTCTTCGGTACCTGAATACTCAACCTATGAATTCAAGGGTTACTATAAAGCTTCAGCATCGGGTACGCATACATTTAAGACAACTTCAGACGACGGATCATGGCTATGGGTGTCTGATGTAGATGATACATTGCCCTTGCAAGAAAAGTACAAACAAGATGGTCATAGACCAGATGACCAACGCAACTACAATTGGACAAACGCTATTGTAGCTAACGGTGGTCTACATGGTGCTGCATCAACACAAGGTACAGTATCACTAGAAGCAGGCAAGTACTATTTCGTACGCGGTATTTTTGGTAATAACAAAAAGGCTGGCTCATTTAAATTAGAAGTACAGCCACCTGGCACATCCAGCTTTGTTCCTGTAGAATTTACTGGACGTCTATGTCCAGGTGACCCCGGTTATGTAGATCCAAATGCAAGCACAGGCAGCACTGGTACAGGAACAACAGGTACAGGTACAACAGATACCGGCACGCCAGGCACACCTGGCGGCGGTGGTGGCGGCGGCGGCGGCGGAATTGATACTCCGTTGTTTAGTTCATTCTCTGAATATCCTAGCTCACAATCGTTTGGTATTCCTGCAGGCGGGTTCTCCGGTGCTACCGGTAGAGATATAGCCACAGGAACATCATCACTTGTTACAGCAGGTATGCTAGACTCTTCAGCAACGCTTCAAGGTGTACAAACAAGCGGATTCACATCGCTATCGGGATTATCTGCAGAAACATCTAGAATGTTAACAGGTGGCGACGGCAGTGCTGGCGGCATTACTGGTTTTGTTGGTGGTGTTGGTAGCAGTATTGGTAACTTTGCAGGAGATGTATTTGGTACAGTTACCGGTGCAATTGGCGATGTTGCTAACGTGGTCACCGGCGGCCTAAAGAGTATTTGGGAAGCAGTTTTTGGCGGCAACACAAAGAAAAACTTTAGCGGTTACTCAAGTCCTTCCTTAACTGGCTACAACTTTATGCCAACTACATTTAAGGCCATAGATTCTAAAATACGTGTGGTATCACCACAGCGTTATGGCTTTGCTATTCCTTTACGCAGTGATAGATATGTTAACGCAACAAGTCAACGTGTTACTGGCGGATTTGTTGTTCCACTAGCTAAGAAACTTGACGTAGTTTCACGTGTACCACGACCATTAAACAGTGTCAACATTCAAAACGAGCCATGGTTCCGCAGTATAGGCGCTAGCCTAGATAGAACTATGCGTGGCGTAACATACCAGCCAACAAAAATTTCATCAACTTACTACTTGCCAGATGGTTCAACTGCTATTCGCAACGTTGTGCAAACTCCTGCTACAAATGGTAGAACAGGTTATGATGTAAACGGAACACGAACACTAATTAATCGTGTTGCTGGTACTTCAACCAGCGAGCAGCAACTTGGTGGTATTATTCCAGGTCAGAGAGGACTAGACACAGTTACACTAACACCGGACAATGGTCCAGGCGTTGACTTTGTACCGGGTGTTGGTGTGCCTCCAGGCGGTGGTGGAAGCGGCGGCACTGGCGGCGGCGGTCAACCACCAATTAACTACGACAACCTAGGTCCTAGTGTTCCTGTTCCGTGGGAATATCTACCAGTCGATGATAATAACATTGATTTTGCTGTAGTACCAACTATTAACATTACTCCGCTAGGACTAGATGATACTGGTGCATATGTCAGAGCAGGACAACCTGCTGTTGCTCCTATTGCACGACCAACTCCTAGTGCAACAATCAGTGACGAAGATCTATTGGGGGTCGCGGATAACTCAGAAATCTTTATTAACAATAAAAAGATTATCCTACGTCCAGGCAAGTCAATCAAAGACGTTGCGGCACAGATTAACTGTGCTAACATGGGTGTTAAAGCACTGATTGACACAGCTACAAACCAATTGAAGATCAATTCATGTACTGATGCTGGCTTTGCTATTAAGAATGGTTGCGCTGGCGGCCGCTACAAGCAAGTAGCTGACTTCCACATTGTACGTGGTTTTGAACAACAGAAAAATACATCGCAAACTATTTCTAACAGCGATGTTGGTTCTATTGTTAGCACACCATATAATAGCACTGATGAAATTTACACACCTCAAACATATTCTCGTTATTACAAGAATGACGATGGTGACTTGATCAATCTAAACGATGATGTTACTGTGGGTACAACAAGCACAGCTGGTGCATTTATTCCTTCACAGAACATCAGTAACACAACCACAACTGTTTATGCAACAGGTGGTAAGGGTTATAGAATTGGCGATCGCTTGAGAATAGTAGGTGGTACTCCAGTCAACAGTACTATTGGACCATTAACAACTATTTGTATTGACGAACCAGGTATTGGTTATACCAATCCTGCTAACTTAAAGATCATTATTGGTGATGGTGCTAGCCCTGGTATTGGTGCGTCAGCTATTGTTACACAACTTGATGCAAATGGCGGTGTTGGAGAAATACAAATGCTCAACTATGGTGTTGGCTATGACATCTCTGAACCACCACCAATTAAGATTGTAGACACAGGCGCACAAGCAACTCAGTCTTATGTTACATTAGATGCTGCAAATCCAAGCGGTACATATAATAGAAATACTATCCTACTAGCACAGATTTCACGTGAGCTACCAGGTGGTTTAATTGAGCTTGACGAAAAGTTCTTTAGAGTAACAGCAAGCAATGTAACACTGGGTAACGTTTATACCGATTCAGCTACACTAACTGTCTCACCTGCTAATACATCGGGCGAAGTAACTATTACAACAAGTCCAAGTATTATTGCACTAGCACAACAGCCAGGTTATGTAACTGTTCTTTGCGATACAACTAATAACACTGCAAACCTACTAAACGATAAAGTATTCTTAATTACTTCTATCAATACAACAACTAATAGGATGACAATCAAGGATGCGTTCTTTGCAAATGCAAACACATCATTTGCATCAAACATTTCGTCATTGAGCAACGTTGAAGTTTCTGTTATTGAACCGTTTACATCACGTGGTATGACAGAAGTGATCGATCCAAGAATCAGCAAAGTGGAAGCAGTATTGTCAGCTAAGGTTGCATTATCTCCGGACTTTGTCAAGACAGGCAATCCAACCACATCTGTTGCAAATGCATTTGTCGAAGGATTCACAAGCGCAGCAGGACCAGTTCGTGTAGCTAAGTTTGTGGTCACAGGTGTTGATGGCGAAGGTGCTATCACAAGTCTCAAGATTATTGACAGAGGATTGTATAAAATCTTCCCATCAGACTTAACAATGGGTATTCCTCTAGAATATGACTTTGAATATCTAGGCAACAGTCCTCTACCAGATAATATTCTTGGTTATGCTGACCCGATTCGTAATAACACTCAATACGGTGTTGGTCATCCGCTGTACGGAACACCTGAAAAGACAGTGTCACCATTTGTGGGCGGCAAACACCCTGATTGGAATGGATTCAAGGAAGTACGTTTTGATACCAAAACACGATCATTTGTTGAATACCAAGGTACACCTGGCGGATATGATCCACTAACTTATGTTGAAATTGGTGGACAAAGATTAAGCAAACAATACTCAATCGATCTAAATCCATTGAGTCCAGATTACGGCAATTACGTTGATCCGCTAGAATTGGGCGGCGGTACAGGTGCAAGAGTGTTTGTGACATCACAAGATGTACCGGATTGCTCAGAAAAGAGTACTGCACGTGAAGACATGGGCTTACCCGAATTGGTATCAGATGTTAGCGTTCCTGACGCACTAGCAACAATGTTGAATAATGCGTTGACAGGCGCAGGATATCAACCAGATGATATTAGATTTGAAGTAGATCCGTTGGGTCCAGGTGTGGGTAGATTGAATCTAGTTTCACCTAAGTTCCCTGGTGTTAACATTGATACAAACAATCCTGGCTTCTTAGATAAGCTAGGGATTCCTGTAGGTGACTACAATACAGGTATGCTGTGTATTCAAGCTACAATTAGTACGCCAAACCCAACTGAAGCCGAAATTGACAGCACAATAAGCAAGCTATATGATACTGGTGCATTTGGTGCGCTAACACTAGACCAACAAGCAGAAGTAGTTGGAAGTCAAGGCGCAATCGAACCACCACAGGTATTGAGCTTGCTATGCGTTAACACCATTGAAGAATGGGGTTGGCCAGGTACACCACCTAAAGTTGTACCGGGTACAAATATCAACGGCGGCAAGGAACCAGAGGAAAATATAAAAACTTATATCACCGATGATGTTGTTGATCCTGAAAATGGAATTCCTGGAACAGTAACAGAAGACAACTCTGCTAACAATAAGTTTGTTGATTTAACTGGTGCGTTAGAAAATAACAATTCAGACTTGATTCCAAATGACGGCAGATTCAGCGAATCAGGCACAGGCGACATTGGAAACTTATTGTTTACCGGTGAAGTTTATCGCTACGACCTACAAACTATCTTTGGTGGTAGAGTAACACTAAATGGTAGTAAGCAGTACAATAACACATTTGTATTCCAAAGTCAACGATTTGACAACGAAGCACAGTTATTAAATCCTGTTACAGGAAGTCTCGATCTAGTAGACTTCCCTAAGGTATGGGTAGATAACTATAACAACAACGGCTGGGCGTTCTTTGATAATGCCAACGCTGTACCAGTAAGAGTACAAGAGCCATTAGTTGATGTAGAGTATGTCAAGAACTCATTGGTATACGACTCCGAGTATGGTGACAAAGAATTTGACTTACATTTCTGGGATCCATTCAAAGGCGTATTACCTGGATTCATCCGTAATGAAATTCACTTCATTACTGAACAAGATCCAGTAAGTTATAACAATGCTAGAACAAACTTTGGCCGTAACAACATTGGTAAAGTATGGTGGGACACTGGCACACTACGTTATATGTGGTACGAACAGGGTTCAAACCGCGAGCGTTGGTTAAATTGGGGTCGCACCTTCCCAGGCAGTACTGTCACAGTATGTGAATGGGTAGAGAGTAAAGTACTACCACAGAACTGGACAGGTGATGGAACACCTCGCTGGGTTGACAGATATGTCACTGAGCGCCACTGGAATGAAGCTGAACAAAAATATGAGCAGTACTTCTACTATTGGGTACAGAACCGTAGTAAGCTAGACGAGCGTTTATCAAATACAGGTAGAAAACTTGATATTCTAACTGTGGCACGTTATATTGCTAACCCAGTTGGTTATGGTATTAACCTAATTAACTTTGTAAGCAGTAATGCATTTGTACTAAGCAATGTTGCATCTAACCTACGCGAAGATGAAAGCATTATACAGATCAATCTAAGTAGAAACTTAAATCCTGAAGGAATGAAGCATACTGCATGGAAGTTGATGCGCGAAGGCGATAACAACAGCACAGTACCTGATCACTTAACTGATAAGCTAATTGACAGTGTATGCGCTGAAAATGCTATCGGCCAAGTAGTACCAGATCCTCTACTCAGCCAAGTAGAACGTTACGGTATTGCATTCCGCCCACGCCAAGCAATGTTCAAAGACATCAAGGAAGCAAGACGTGTTCTACGCTCAATTGTAAATGAAATTCTAGCTGATACACAGTTAGAATCAAATTACAGTGGCTGGGATAACAATATGCCTAGCACACTAAATTATGTTGAGCGTGTGACATGGTATGCTGTTGAGCGTATTGATTTGGCAACTAATGAAAAGATTAGATATAATAGCAGCTACAAACCTGTATTCAACATAGCCAGCGTAAGTGAACTTGAAATTTACAAGAACGTTAACGATGGTACTGTGGTTCAGGTCAACGACCCAACTGGTTCACGTCATCAGCTTTGGATGTATGTTGCAGCCGACGATGAGTATAAGTTAATTGCTATCAAGAATGAAACAGTAAGACTGTCTGACAGATTCTATGTTGAAGATACAACAACACAATTATCTGCAGAGCTTCGTGCTTTCCTAACAGCATTAGTTGACACAGTGTTTGTAAACAATGAGAACTGGAATACAGTATTCTTTGAAATGCTAAAATATGCATATGCAGAACAGCATCAACTAAGCTGGGCATTTAAGACATCTTACATCTATATTGAGAAGGAAGAAGAAGATCTAATTCCGTCAGTAGGATTTAAACCAGATAACTTTGCTAAAGTTATTGAGTATATGAATGAAGTAAAACCATATACTGCTAAAATCCGTGAGTATAAAGATGGTAAGCGTGCGCCAATTGAATATATTGGTCAAAACAGCATCAGCGACTTTGATAAGCCACCTTATGCAGATAGAGCAACAAACACTATTAGAATCCTAGATGATTTTGATGCTGACGATGCAACTATCATGGCAAATGATCCACGTTATACAAACTACTATAGTGTAACAAACAAGACTCAGCTACCATTTAGACACAACAATACAAAACTTGTATTTGACAGAACTAACTGGCAGCTAACTCAGTTTGGATTCAATGCTAATACAACTACGTACAATCAAAGTATTGCTTGGAACATGGCTAACATTAATAGCCTAAGCAACACACAGGTAAGTTCAAACAGTTATATCAGATCTGCGGATCGTATCTTTAAGTTTGATCCTGTTGTACGAACAGCCTTTGTTGCAGAAGTTAATGCATATTACGGAAACAACACAGCCGGTGCAGATAGCAATGTAATTACTAACTCAAGTGCTATCTATAACATGCTTGAAGCTGGCGCATTAAGTACAACATTGTTCCTAGTCAAGGAAAAAGTTGGCGGCGGATTCCGCGGCGAAACACTTGACGCAAATGTGTTTACTAAGTTTGTAGAAGGATTTGATTCTACTACTGACTTACTAACTAACTTCGGTTACGATACAGATCCATGGGACACTGTAGGCTGGGATCAGAACATTGAAGTTGTCAACTACGAAGGTATCTTCAACGAAGCAACACAAGGTAACATTACACTACGCAGAAACGACACAACCTACGAAGGATTTGACGGTGCAACATTTAAGAAGATTCTTTACGGTGAAGAACGCCCAGAAGAACTAGCACTACTAGATCCGCTAGAAAGTCTGATTATGCGTGTAACAACAAGCATTTACCCAATTGGTAATAGCAACACTGTGATAGCATCTACGCCAATAAACAGTACGGCAAGTAATGTAACATTCCAGATTCACCAGAACTTGTTTGGTAATACTGAATATCTACGTGTTCTCGAAGATAACAGAACTATCCTTGCTGCAAATGCTTATAGCTACTCAACTGAAATTACAGTAGTAGACGCTGGCGTACTTCCAGATCCAAAACCAGGATTACCAGGCATTATTTGGATTGGCAGCGAGCGTGTGTTGTACGAAAGAAAAATTGGTAATACACTAAGTCTGCTCACACGTGGTAGCGCAGGCACAACAGCACAGGATTGGTTAATTACTGACCTTGCTGGTAATAGCGTAGATATTGAAGTATGGAATGGTGCCGAAACTGAAACGTTTGATCACCTAAATCCATCATCTAATGTATGGCTCGAAATTGGTGTTCGTTATGATGAACCAACACCATATGACAGCATTGCGTGGGACTCAGCAGGATGGGACGAAGCAGCAATTAGCGGACAAACAGCTATCAGTATAACTGATAAAGCTAATGCTGACTATGCAAACGTTACTAGCTTGATGAAATTCATACATAATATCTAATAATTAAAATGAGTTTTAAAAAAAGTGATAAATAAACGTATTATGTCAACAGAAGAACAAACAAGTGAGAATAGTATGGATTCTAGACGCGAGTTAGAAGAGCAGCCCAACGATTATGCTGGACTAAGCATGAGCGGGCATATTCTTATCCGCGACAAGGAAACCGGCGAAGAGCTTATTAATAAGCGCAACGCTATACACTACGGCAACATGGCTAACATGGTTGCCAATGCATTAAACAATGCATCAGGTTCCTATATTCACTACATGGCTTTTGGTAACGGTGCTACTAGTGTTGATACAAGTGGTCGTGTAGTATACAAGACTCCGCGAGTAAGTGAAGCATACGAAAGCGGTGCAAACTTATACAGCAGAACTTATTATAAAATCATTTCAGCAAATACATTAACTGATAAGATTGAAATCATTCCAGGTCCGAGCTATACTGATATTAAAGTTACTTGCACACTAGGGTATGATGAACCAGGCGATCAAGACTTGTTTGATAGTAGTACTACCAACGAAGGCGACTATATTTTTGATGAACTAGCATTGTTTAGTTATCCTAGAGATACAGCCGCAACTGAGCCAATTAATACAAGCACAATGTTGACGCACGTGATTTTCCACCCTGTTCAAAAATCACAAAACAGAATAATTGAAATAATTTATACTGTTAGGGTACAGTTAAGTTAATTTGGGGAAATAGAATATGCCATATACAGTTACAAATTCCGATGGTAGTTTAACAGTATCCGTAGCAGACGGTACCGTTGATCAAACCACATATGCACTGGCGCTGGTCGGCCGCAACGTTTCAAACTATGGTGAATACTTTATTCGTAACAGTATTCGTCATTTGGAAAACTTTGCTAGCGCCGCGGCACCATCAACAAGCACAGTACTAGAGGGTCAACTCTGGTACGACAAAAGCGAAAGTCTTTTAAAAGTCTGGGACGGCAGTCGTTGGAAACGAGCTACAAATATTGTAGTTGATTCAACTGCACCTAGCACAAGTTTAACAGATGGTACATCATTCTTTGATACAACCAATGACAAGTTATATGTACACGACGGTGTTAGTTTTAAAGTCGCAGGCTATGCCGGCGAAGTAACAAACTCATATAGCAGTACTACCAATATTGGTTCCCCAAACAATTATGGTACAAAAATTCGTAACATCTTCCTCAAAGATAGCAGTGGTGTTGACCGCGCTGTACTTGCTCTAACATATGTAAACGATTCTGCTAACGGTTCAATCAACCAAGGTACTACAACAACAGCCGGTGGTAAAGAAACTATCATGGCAGTGTTTAGTGACCACGCTACATTTAGTGTTCAAAACACATCAAGTGCAACAGAAGGCGAAAGCATTAACTTCTATGCAGAATTAGTAGCATCAGGTGGTATTGGTACAACTATTAATCCAGGTCTAAACTTACGCTCAGAATATGATACAACAGCACTTGCACTCACAGATAGAGCCTATCGTGCAGACGCTGCTTATATTATCAACACTGGTAGCGTAGGCAGTGATGGTTCAAACGTTTCAGCTAACAACGTTATCCATACAGGCCGCGGCTATGTGCCAGCTACTAATAACAGTTTTAGTTTAGGTAGCGCATCATTTAGATTTGCAGATTTACATACTGGTACAGTGTATGTAGGTAACGGTACATCTGGTAGCATATTGCCCGCTGGTACAGTAACCTTGGGTAACAGTTCTTCATATGTAGATCACGTATATGCAAATAATATCACTGTTGCAGATATTATCAATTTCAGTACTGCAAACTTAGGTAACACCAGTAGCCCAATTTTAAATGGCTTCTTTGCTAATGCTACTGTAACAACAAGCATGACACTCGGCAGTGGCGGCACATCGTTTACACTACCAACTGCTAGAGGTACCAACGGACAAGCACTTGTTACTGATGGTTCCGGTGTTGTATCTTGGCAAACACTAGCTGGCGACATTGAAAGTGTTGCAGCAGGCGCAGGTCTAACAGGTGGCGGTACAAGCGGCGCAGTTACACTAGCAGTTGGCGCAGGTAGTTATATTATTGCTAACGCAGATGATATTGCAGTTGACGCAACACCAAATAACACAGCAAGTAAAGTTGTAGCAAGAGACGCTAGTGGTAACTTTGCAGCTGGCGTTATTACAGCCACAGCAACCAGCGCACGATATGCTGACTTGGCAGAAAAATATCTAGCAGATGCAGACTACGAAGTTGGCACCGTTATGGTAGTAGGCGGAGAGAAAGAAGTTACAGCTTCTTCGGGATTTGGACAACGTGCAATTGGTGTAGTATCAGCTAACCCAGCTTACATGATGAACAGTGAGCTCGAAGGCGGAACCTACGTAGCACTTAAAGGTCGTGTGCCAGTTAAAGTTACTGGCGTCATCCATAAAGGCGACAGACTCATAGCTTCAACGAATGGCTGTGCCACTGCTGGCGTTATGCATGCAAATGATGTATTTGCTATTGCACTAGAGTCAAAAGCAGATGCAGGCGCCGGTGTAGTTGAAGCAGTGATTCTGTAATAAATATAGTAAGGAATTTAGGAGAAAACTATGCCATCAGGCGCAACAGTCACAATAACAGGCGGTACAAATATGACGCAAGTCGTAGCCGGTACTGATACAGTTCAAGCAGTTGACTTTAACAATGCTAGAACAAATGTTAACAATCTACTTGGCAACGCACAAGATGTTACACTAGGGACTTACACAGCGTCAAGCACGTTTGGTTATACCCAAGGTGGCACTGCTCTTACTGCTGCCAGTGCAGGTGGATTGGTTTACGCAGATAACGCAACAGGCGGTTTCAAACGCCTGCAGGACGAAGTCCAGGCGTTATGTGCTTTCCTAGGACAAACAGTACGTACAGGTGTTGGTACCGACGTAACAACAGCAACAACAATTAGTGCCACAACATGGAACAACTTGATGTTAAACATCAAAGATTGTTGGGACAACAGATTTAGTCCTGCAAGCACAACAACTTCTACTGATGCCAGTGTTACTAGAACAACTTCGTGGTCTAGTACATTAACTGAAGAAACAACATTTACATGGGCCAGTGAAACTGCATGTAGAGGATTCTTTAACGGCGGTGGCGACATTGGTTTTAGTTCAAGTCGCAGTGGTGGAAGCTCAACAACTCAAAACACTGACTGGACAAACCTTTTAAGCGCAATCGGTGACGTTCTTATGACGCACGATAATACCACAAGCAGTGGCGCAACAGGTACTAGTGCAGGTTTAGGATTCTACGAATTATCTACATCATATCAACAGCTTTACATTAAATATGGTTCTGGTGCATACGCTTCAAACTATTTTAGAGTTGAAGGCAAAGTCAACAGTACAACTAACCCAACAGTGGTTACATTAAAAGCCACATGGTTTGACCCTCACGCATTGGGCAGTGGTATTGGTCCAGACGGCGTCCCTGGTACAGGTGATGACTCTTCTGGTTATTCAGACTTCATTGACGGTACATTGACCTTAAATGCCCGTAGAGTGCAACCAAATGCTAACGGTAGCGGATTCAGTTTTACTGCACCTACTGTTTCAGCTGGCGCAATCAGCGGTTCATAATAACTAACTCTTAGTTAAACCAAAAAGCCAGTTACTTCGGTAGCTGGCTTTTTTAACGTATAAGTATTAACGTGAAGAACATAAAGGAGAATCACTATATGAAGATGTTCACAACTATCGCAGTAGCTACTGCACTTTTAGGTCTAGCAGCTTGCACAAAAAATGAGCCAGCACCTGCCCCAACTGAAGCACCAGCACCTGCTCCTGTAGCAGCCCCAGCTGATAATGCTACAGCACCAGCGGCTCCAGCAGATGTATCTGGTGGTGGCAAGCCAGCTGAAGGCGGCGCTGTACAGCCTAAGTAATTAATTACGCGGGCTGAGCCCAAGTAATATTGAAAAGTGTCGAACAAAAGCCAGTTACTTCGGTAGCTGGCTTTTTTTATGTGTAAATATTGGCATGAGCACACGTTTGACCCAAGCACTAGAGTTTGCAAACTATAGAGTTACACTGAACAATCAGCAAGCCGCACTTAGAGCAAAAACTCAAAGTTTATTGAGCTACAGTATCAATGGCGGTACATTTACCATTGATATGGATTTAATTAACTTTTGCAAACTGTTACTTGATGAAAAGCAGTCAGAAGCAGTACTGCTAGACATATATAAGAATCCTATTAAGGTCGTTCTAGCAGATTTTTACAGCGAAATACTAAGTCGTTATTTTGAAGTCACCAACGACTATTATGCTGAATACGAAAAACTTCGCAAGTCTAGAAAAGTACATAAGGTATTAGATCTCAATGAAGAAGGCAAATAATGATCGCGGCATCATTATGTTTGCCCACAACAACTCTGAAATTGATTACTTTAAATTAGCAGTATTAAACAGCCTGCTAATTCAGCGCCACTTAGGTATCTCAAATATAACTGTAGTAACTGATCCACACAGCTACAATCACGGCATTAAAACTTTAGGTAAAAAACTAGTCAATAGTGCTATTAACAATCTGATTGTAGTTGAAAAAGACAAAGAGTTCAAACTTGCTAATACAAGAATATATAAAGATACAAGTCATACTGCCAAGCCACTGAGCTTCTATAATGTTAATCGATGTGATGCATATGACTTGAGCCCGTATGAAGAAACTATATTATTAGACGTAGACTACTTAATACTAAGTGATACACTTAATCAGTGTTGGGCACACAACGAAGAACTAATGATGAATTGGCGTTACCAAGACATCATGCATGAACGTAAAGATACCACACTTAATAGATTAAATGATTTTGGTATTACAATGTACTGGGCAACTGTGGTGTATTTCCGTAAAACACCTTATGCAGAAACTTTTTTTAATTGTGTAAAACATGTAAAAGAAAACACACAGTACTACAAAGATTTATATAAATGGAATGGTACACTATATAGGAATGACTATAGTTTCAGTATAGCCGCACATATAATGAGCGGGTTCCAAGACAAAGGTATTTCTCAACTGCCAACAACACTATACAAAACATTTGACACAGATGATGTGCATAGTGCTGTTAATGATCACACATTAATTATGTATTTGGAAAAGCCTCGCAGCCCCGGGGACTTTATGCTTACTAAGTGGGATGGTGTGGATTTACATGTCATGAATAAATGGGCAATAAACAGAATAAGCGAGGGAATGTTAGATCATGTTAGAAACAATTTGTGATACACTAGTAGAAGCATATAAGCGCAACTGGATTACCAGTCGTGATGGCAATGTAAGTATTCGTCACCATGACCGAAATCACTTTTACATTACGCCCAGTGGTGTTCGTAAGCAAACACTACAGCCCGATCAATTTAAGAAAATTGGGCTAATGAATACCGGCACTGAAACAATCTGCAAGATTCTGCCCTATACTTCTATCTCCAGCGAGTTGCAACCAAGCGGTGAAATTCCTCTACACTTTGGTCTACAAAAAGAAATGGGACAACACAAAGATGATGTACGAGTAGTTATGCACTTGCATCCAACATATTGTATAGCAGCCATGCACGCCGGAATAGAACTATCTGAGTTAGTTAAAGACTTTCCAGAGCTAGGACGCTATACACGAGTAGCACCCAACGTACCCGACGTCCCGCCTATCAGCGAAGAACTAGCAACTAAATGCCATGAAAGTTTAGAGCTTGACAAAGAAGGCAATATTGCATATGACATTGTAGGTATTAAAGGTCACGGGGTTGTGGCAATAGATACTAGCCCATGGCGTGCTATGGAACACATCGAACGCTTAGAACATATTTGTAAGATTGTGTTGTCCAGCGGTGTGAAGTGAAATACAAAGTCAATGAAACGTTTTAAGCACATAGTTACATCTGGCTGTAGTTTTAGCGATGTTATTACACGCGACACATGGCCAATATTTGTGGAAGCATCGTATAATATCGAGTGTAATCATGTAGGATTACGTAGTCAAGGAAACGGCCTTATTGCAAGAAAGGCTGTATATGCTGTTCAGCAAGCACTACAGCAAGGTTATAAACCAGAAGAAATTTTAGTCGGTATTATGTGGAGCAGTCCAGATAGACACGATCTGTACTTTTCTAAATTTGATGGTATGAATACTAAACCTACAACATATGTTGAAGGGGACACCGGCGGCTGGTTAATTATGACTCCGCATTTAAATGAAAAAACATCTAAAATTTATTACTCACACTTGCATGATTTTGTTAATCACAGAGTTGATACCTACGAAAAAATTCTTTGGGTACAGTCGTACTTAAAATTACTAGGCGTCAGTTATTTTATGACTCCTTTTACAGCAAAAGTTTTTAAAGACATCAAGTTTCATAATAATCCTAACGTAAAATGGATGCATGACCTCATCGACTGGTCGCATTGGTTGCCAGTAGACAGTATGCACGAATGGTGTTATACTCATTGGACCGATGACGATTTTCCGCTGATAGATGTGCAGGTCAAAGAAACAGGCGCTATTATAAAATGGCCAGACATCCATCCTACACGGATCATGCATGAGCAGTTTGCAAAAGAAATAATCTTGCCACATATTAAAAATAAATTTCCTGATTATTATTGTCCAGAGTTCAAGGAAGGTGTTTGATGAGTAAGGGCTATATAGTAATAGCACAAAACAATGCTTCTGTTGATTATCTTCAGCAGGCATATGCCCTTGCGCTTAACTTAAAGCTCACTCAAAGCACAGTTAATAACCTAACTGTATGTGTGGATGCAGAAACTAAAAAGAAGATCACTAGCAAACATAAGCAAGTATTTGACTATATAGTTGACATTCCCTGGCAAGATGATGCAGCAGACTCAGAATGGAAGATTAATAACAAGTGGAAATACTTGTATATGTCTCCGTATGACGAAACAGTTATACTTGATACAGATATGATATTCCCCACAGATGTAAGTCACTGGTGGGATATATTAAGTCAACGTGATGTATGGGCTACAACAAAAGTACGTACCTTCCGCGGGGAAACTGTTAGTAGCAATTACTATCGCGAATACTTTGTAAAGAATAACTTGCCTAATGTGTACACAGCTTTCTTTTATTTTAAGAAAAGCGATTTAGCTAGTGAATTGTTTGCTATGACAGAAATTATATTTCAACACTGGCAGCGTTTCTTTTACAAGTACATGCCAGAGGGCAAGCCTGATTGGCTCAGCGGAGATGTAGCATTTGCATTAGCTATGCAACTACTAGGCATTGAACATGAGTGTACCCGAGAAAACATTGATGCAGTACCTACATTTGTACATATGAAAAGCCATGTACAAAACGTTCCTAGTAGTATGATCAGCGAGAGGTGGACAGACACATTGCCCACGTATTACAATAGTTATCGCGACTTTAAAGTTGGAAACTTCCAGCAGCTACTACCATTTCATTATGTAGAGAAAGACTGGCTTACAACTGCAATGATAAAACAAATGGAGTATGATTATGGAATCTGAAGCCGAACTAAGACGTCAGCGTTTTCTAGCCGCTAAAGAAGAAGCTGGAGGAACAGCAGGTGCATTGATTAGATCAAATGCTAAAAAGCCTGCATATGTTTACTTTGATATCACAGGTACTATTTTATGTGTCACCACAGACTCAGACATTGAACCACTACCACACTGGACACACAAGCACGAGTTTACACAGGAACAAGTAGAAATCCTTAAGGGTAAGAATCATAACCTATTCTATGTAAAGCAGGATCCGTTAGTTGAAAACTTATTCAGTATTGAAAACAGGTCTGTGGAAAGTCAATACGTAACAGTCGAAGAAGAATTCCTATCTTTGATACCAAAAGAAAAAACAGCCAGCTACGATATCAAATGTAAACTAAGCTCAACAGAATTTACAGTTACAGCCCACAAGAATTTGATAAAACGATACGATGACATTGAGCCCAGCAACATGGTTGCTAAAGGTAAAAAGATTTTAAAGTTTTATATTACTGCTGAAAATGATCCACACTTTATGTTTTCGGCTATTAATGTAAGTTTGGCTAACCTAGTAACAACAGGTGAAGTAACTATTAAAACCTCCGAAGACTTTAGCCAATGTAGCATTTATACTCCAAAAGCGTTTGATAAATATGTGCGTACTTAATCACAGGACACACATATGGCCAAAATTGATGTTACCGAATTAGACATCTTCTATATCTCTTATGATGAGCCCAACGCAGAAGAACACTGGGCCGATCTATTAAACAAAGTGCCATGGGCAAAGCGTGTACACGGCGTCAAGGGATTTGATGCTGCCCATAAAGAGTGCGCCCGCCAAAGTGAAACTGAACGTTTTATTACAGTAGATGGTGACAACATCGTTATGGATGACTTCTTTGAGCAAGTACTCGATGTACCCGATACAGACCATGACGGTAACAATATCAGTGAAAGCATCTTTAGCTGGAACGCTAAGAACTTACTTAATGGTCTAGTATACGGCAATGGCGGACTAAAATGCTGGCCCAAAGAGTATGCACTACAGATGCAAACACACGAAGCAGCAGGTGATGGCGAAGGCATGGAGTTCTGCTGGAAGCTAAACTATATTCAGCTCAACGATACATTCAGCGAAGTACATCAAACAGCAAGTCCATTTCAAGCATTCCGCGCTGGCTTTAGAGAAGGCGTAAAGATGAGCCTCGATCAAGGCAAGCGTGTTCGCGCTGATGAATTCAAAGATCGGATCTGGTGGGGCAACTATAACAGACTACAAACATGGTGCAACATTGGCAGCGATGTTGAAAATGGTCTATGGGCTATATATGGCGCACGTTTAGGTTGTAAGCTAACTGTGTTAACAGACTGGGATACAAATTTAATATCCGATTATGAGTGGTTCAAAGATTACTTCAATAAAGAAATTGTGACACAGTTTCCCGGAGATACAGTTTGCCGCTATACAAAGGTTGCATGGAACAAAGAAATGTTGTATAATACTGTATGCGATCTAGGCCGAGAACTCAATGAAGGCATCAATGAAATGATGCTATTCGACCCAAACCCACAAATGTGTAAGTTCTTTAAAAAGACTTTTGTAAATCCACGTCGTTGGGGTGTAATGATCAGAGAAAAACAAATTCAAGAACTGTTAGAAAAAGGTTTGCTACAGTGATAGTATGGCTCTTTGGTTCAACTAGTCCGTTTGCGCAAGCACTTAAGGCTGCACTGGAATCTGCCGGCCATAGTGTAGTTGCATATGGACGCGACACAGTTGACTACAATGAGCCCAAAGAATTTGTAGAAGGTCTACTAGGGCCAGACATGGTTATATTTAATCAGCATGTAGGCGGAGGCTTTATGGAACCATTCCTAGATTACCACCCTGCATTTCATCGTGATTATACTATGAAACCGGTATACGAACATCTAGATTCTGTGTTACTGTTTAAACTTTATCTTATTCATTATTATTCCAGGGCAAAGTTTGTATTTGTTACCAGCAGTATTGCAGTATTAAAAGAACACGGATTAGACTTAGTTATGTATAGAATGTTGCGATCATTGGAGCATCAAATAATCTATGCCGCCGCGGCAGATGGTATCAATGCTATTGGTATTTGTCCTGGTGGGCTCAACAGTGATAATACGCCCGAGTATGCAGGCAAAACTATAGAACTAGCGTTATCTAATGCAGTACCTGGTAAAATTTATTTTGCCAATACCGGCGATGAGGTACCAGCATGAGCAGCCATTACGAAGCCGCAGCCGACACAGCCGAACAACAATTAAATGCAATTAGTCCCAGCATGTGTTATGCAAAGTGGGCGCAGGTAAGTATGCATCTTACCAATGGTATGACACACAGTTGTTACCATCCGCCTACGCATCAAATTCCTCTCGCTGAACTCGCAGTAAATCCCAGCGCACTTCATAACACCGAAGAAAAGAAGCAACAGCGTAAAGCAATGCTAGAAGGTGAAAGACCTGCTGGGTGTAGCTATTGCTGGCGCATCGAAGATGTGGGCGGCCGCAGTGATCGTATCTATCGCAGTGGCGAGTACTGGGCGCAAAACGCCCGCGAAGATATCAAGGCAGCTGGGTGGGAAGGCAACATTAATCCACGTTATGTGGAAGTAAACTTTAACCAAGCCTGCAACTTCAAGTGTAGCTATTGCAGTCCGCATCTAAGCACCAGCTGGCATCAAGAAGTCAAAGACCATGGGCCGTATCAAATCGTAGGTGGCGAGCATAACAACACAGAAAGTTTAGCTCGTGCTGGCCTAATGCCTTTACGTGTAGCACAGGATGAGAATCCATATGTAGAAGCGTTCTGGAAGTGGTGGCCCGAACTGTATAAAAGTCTAGAAGTGTTTCGTATGACAGGTGGTGAACCACTAATGGATGTAAACACTTTTAAGGTGTTGGACTATGTACACAAGAATCCCAACGCATGGTTAGAGATGAGTGTAACATCAAACATGTGTCCGCCAAAGCCACAGCTAATGGACAAGTTTATTGAATCGCTACAGAGACTAGAACAGATTCAAATTTGGGAAGATCCACAGAAGTTTAATCCAAACAGTGGAAACAACTGGTATGTAGCACCGGCTTGTAAGAACTTTGCTGTGTTTGTTAGCTGTGACGGTTTTGGTAAGCAAGCAGAGTATATGCGTAACGGCATGGACTTTGAAGTGCTAAAGAAGAATGTGTTGCGTGTATTACGTGAAACAGACAACACTACTATCACATTTATTAATACATTTAATGCACTTAGCCTAACCAGCTTCCGTGAATGGTTGCAGTTTATCCTAGAACTCCGCGAAGAGTTTGCCAAGGATCGACAGGGCGTTAAATACATACCAATACCGGACAATGGTGATCATAAGCACCCGGATTATGAAATTAAGCCAAAGCAACGTATTTGGTTTGACATTCCGCTACTAAGAGCACCACACTGGCAATGCATACAAGTAATGCCAGAATGGTATCAAGACTACTTAGAAGAAGCTATTGCTTTTATGGAACTTAATGCTGCCAACGAGCAGTATATAGACTATAGAGGCTTTAAGGACTTTGAAATAGATAAAGCACGTCGTAACCTAGAATGGATGAAAGCGGGCAGTAAGTTAAGTGAAGAAGAAGTACTAAAAGCGAGAGCTAATTTTTACAAGTTCTTTACGCAACATGATCAGCGTAGAGACACAGACTTTTTATCAGTGTTCCCGGAAATGGAAGACTGGTGGCAAATTTGCCAAGAAGCAAATGCAATGATTTAGAGGACACACAATGGGACGTAAGCAGGGCGAAAGCCACAGAGAGTTTAAGAAGAGAATGATTGATCCGGTTTCGGAATCATTCTGTGCGGCCAAGTGGCTTAACGCTACTATTTGGCTAGGTCACGGCGGCACTACTAGTTGCCATCACCCTCCCGCACACCAAATTGATTTAGAAGAAATCAAAGAAAATCCCAGTGCTATTCACAACACCAAGCACAAAAAGAAAATGCGTCAAATGATGCAGGAAGGCAAGCGTCCCAAAGAATGTGAATACTGCTGGAAGATTGAGGACATGGGCAAGGATGCTGACGGCAACGAGCCTGTAAGTGATCGCACATACAAGACTGTTATCTACGAAGATGAAGACTTGATGAAGATTGCTAAACTAAATCCTGATGCAGACGTTGGTCTTAAGACGCTGGAAATTTCCTTTAATAGAACCTGTCAGTTTGCGTGTAGCTATTGTAATCCTGCTTTCAGTACTACATGGGTAAAGGACATTCGAAACAACGGTGGATATCACAATATCCGTAGCGATGCACGTGGTCACTTCATTGACGACGCACCCTATGCTGAACCATTTGACAGAGATGACTTTAATCCATATGTAGATGCTTTCTGGCGTTGGTGGCCAGAGCTTAGTCAAGAGCTAGAAGAAATTCGTGTTACTGGCGGCGAACCCACAATGACTCCGGACATCTATAAACTGTTTGATTGGTTTAAGGAAAATGCTGATACACCGCAAGCACAGAAAATGCGACTGGCTATTAACAGTAACTTGGGTTCTAAGAAAGACCTCATTGACAAGTTGATTGCAGGCACACAGTATATTAATCGTTTCCACTTGTATACCAGTTGCGAAGCATACGGTCCACAAGCTGAATATATTCGCGATGGACTAAATTGGACCGAGTGGACACATAACTTTGAACGTATGTGCAGTGAAGCACGTATCGAAGGCCTGCACATGATGATGACCATTAATGCGCTGTGCTTGGATAGTATTGTAGACTTCCTAGATTGGATGCTGTCAATGAAGCGCAAGTACGGACATAATCGTCCTGGCTTTACTTGCAATATCTTACGCTTCCCCAGCTTCCAAAGTCCACTTACATTACCAGATGAGTTGCGTAAAAAGTATCACGACCAAATCTTTAACTGGCTCAAAGAAGTACGTGAACGCGACGAGCGTGATGCAAATGGACTACAGTTAGTACAACCTTGGGAACAGGATCAGCTAAGTCGACTTATTGAATATTTGGACGTTGTTAAAACACCACACCGTAATACTGCTGATCGCGAACTACTAGAGCATGACTTTAAAGTATTCCATGAGCAGTATGATGCACGTCGAGGCAAAGACTTCCGCAAAACATTTCCTAACCTAGTAGAGTTCTACGATAGCATCAAAGTTCTACCCTTGGATAAAAAGGAAATGGATATTCAACAGCCCAAAACACTGGCCAAGGACGGTGCTGTAT